TCAAAACCAGTCGGCCGACTAAATCCCCGGGATGAAGGGGTCCTTTTTGCACGCCGATCACCCCACGAAGGGGGTGCCTATTGCACGCTGATCCTCAATGAGAGCATTCAAGAGGATGATGAGCGGCTTCGCCGCGCGCGGAACCTAGTCGACCCACCCAACGCCACCATTCAAACAGGCCTTCCGACAGCTGCGTTGCTCTCGGAAGAGGATGCCGGCTGCGCCGGCATCATGGCTCTCCGGGGGAGCCAGCGGTTTTTGCGCGCTAGCGCCATATGCTCGATCGACATCCCCCGCGAGAAGGCCGGCACGGGGCGGCGCGACGCCCGCAATGGCCTGTCTGCGCATCAAAACGCATCACGGCCGCCGCAAGGTCGCGACGCACTCTAGGGCCTAGATCCGGGCGATCTCGGGCCGGTCGGTCTGCATCAAATCCGATCGAAAAAGCGTCCGGGCGAGGCGCGGGGGCAAGCGCGGCGCTGAGGTCGGAGCGGCGGCCGAGCTGACCCGGCCGCCCCTTGCGCCTCCGTTCCGCTTTTGTTCTTATACGCGCCATGGAACGACTCACCCCTGACGCCCTTGCGGCGGTTATCCTCGAGGCGCCGGGCTGGACCCGGCTTGGCATCACAGTGCGAGACCCGCGCCTGCGCGAGCATGCGGCGCGGACCTTGGCCTCACGGATCATCGCCAGCCTGGACGGTGGCGACGACAATGATGACCGGCAGCTGGCGCTACCGATCTCGTGACCGATGGCGATCTATAGGGACGGCCTGAAGATCCCGACCGAGCTGTGGGAAGCGGCGATGATGCATCACCATCTCAAGGTGCAGTGCTGCGTCCCGGGCTGTGGCAACAGCGCCGTCTATCACGCGGCCGCGTTGTGGCTGCTATTCGTACGACGCGGGTGGGAACAGCCCCTCCGCCTGGCGGAAAAGCGGTTCTGGTGCCGGCTTTGTACCAGGGCGGTAGGGTGGAAGGTCAAGCACGCCAGGCTCGGCACTACGAGGGACGCGCTTACGGTCACGTCCCTGCCCCTGCCGACCGACGCTGTCTGGAAAAAGTTCGCTTCCAGGCATAGGGGCTGATGTCTGGATTCGCCGACTTGCGCGGAAGAGCCGACCGTCGGGAAGCGACCCCATTCCGGTCATTCAGCCATTCAAGTTTCTGCTGTAGCCCGCTCACATACGAAAACGGTACCGCCGAGTTGGACAATCAATTTCTGGTTAGAAGTGCGCTCTGTGGTGATTACGTTGTGACAAACGTTCTGCCTCCGCAGTTCCTTTACAACCAATTCGTGAATCTTGGGTGGCGCTTCGGCTAGCAAGTAAGAGCTTGTGCCAGTTATCTCACGGAAGCGCGCAAGTGAGCCGTTCGGGATATTAAGGTAGTCTCTCGCAGAGCGCGGGGCTCCGGCGGTCCAGAGGTAATCCTGAATGATTGAGTAGAGCTGTAGCGGATGCGGCAGCGGCTCAGAGCAGTATGTCGCAAAAGATGTGCCTGCTTCAGCCCACTCCTTTTCCGACAGCAGTGAAACCTCGAAAACCTCAAGTGCTTCGTCTTGCTCCATGTCCAAAAGTGTCACTGGATCCAGAATTCCTTCGCCAATTCCTTCAAATGTGAAAATAATCTGCGCTTCTTCAACATTTGCATCGTTCCGCCACCATTGGTTGCCAGAAACTATGACACGAAGCCGCCTGTGGCCCGCCTCAACAGCAACAACGCGCGTGGGGTGACAAACGCTAGTTCGCTTGAGCAGTTCTAGCAAATCAGCTTTCATGCGTCGCAACTGCCTACAAAAAGCTTTAGAAAGCAACAGGCTTGAACGGCAGCTCCCCACCCCATTTCGGTCATCGCGGGCTGCTGGCAATAGCGCGCACAGCTGACAGGCAGCCATCTCAACCGTTCGGCCAAAAGCAGAACTTCCCCTGCCGATCCACTAGCGGTCGTTCGGCGATTGAGACATTCACAAGCGATGATCAGTCAACTCCGTCATGTAAAACCGGTCTACGGGTGGGGATGGTTGAATGCCGACGGTGTGACGCGTGACATCCCTGAGCCGTTCCGACTTGGCTGCGACGATCCAGACGCGTTGGCGGGCGTCGTATTGGGTGATCACGAGTTTTCTGGTGCGACAGCCCGCCTGTCACCGCGTCACGCGACGCCCGATGGTTGCTTCAATGTCGAGATCGAGCTCGACGCTAAGCGTATCGCGAGCGGGTATGCCGAAGCCTAACCGGAGAGGTGATTGCTAGGCTTAGCCAACGGCAGCTGTAAGTGTCCGGTGACTGCCGTCAGGCGAAAAATTGAGCGTCGGCTCCCGACTCCTTTTCAGCCGTTCCCCGCCATTTGATTATGCACCATAAGCGGATACGAAAAGCCGGGGGTGTGGACATGAAAATGCAGCGCGTATTACAGTTCGCGGCGATTGCCACGCTGTCACTGGGCCTTGATACAACTCCCGTCTCCGCTGACCAGGAGGCAATTGCCACCGTCGGGGCGATTATAGCGAGGACCAAGCTCACCCGAGAGACATACGCGGCCTACTATTGGAATAGCATTCAGCATCCGGGACAACAGATAGTGGAAGAATGGTCCGCGGAGTTTAACTCGGGCAGCCTACACAGGGTCGAAACGCCACGAGACCGCGTAGTCGCTGATTGCGCCGCACAGACTGGAACTTACCTTTCACTAATTAGCGGGGAAGTTGTCACAGGGCCTCAAGTTGCCCGCGTGGCATGTGGGATAAACACGAACCATCAGTTTTTAGCTGTAGAGACACTTGGACGCGTCGAGACAGACTTTGGGGTTGCGGACCGAGTTCGTGTAAGTGACGCGGAAAATGTCAGGACATATGACATCTCTGAAGCTGGCATCATCTTACGCACCAGTTTTGAGACCAACGACGCTAGGCACCTAGCTGTTCTTAACATGAAGGCCATAAACGTAACCCACAGTCTTCCTAGCCCCGATATGTTCGACACAGCCTCGCTGCAGACGAGCTTCGTTTCAGACCGCTTCAGGACTGCTCCGAAGTCGGTCCAATGATCTGTGCCAAGGCCAACATGACCGTCCGGCAGCTTTCGCTGATCTGACGAAAATTCCGGCTATTCCGCTTCCCACCCTATGCCGGTCAAAAAAGATAATGCTTGGAGCGCCTAAAGGCCGACATCGGCTAAAAAAGGGCCGAGCTTGCGCCCGGCCCCCGAAGGTCACTCAATAGCCTGTTCCATTTACTCCGGAACGGCTCGATCAGAGCGTGATTTTGGCTTCAGGTGGACAGATCCGACATGTCCCTCGACGAGATTGTCGCCTTCAGGATCGAACGCCATGAGCAGCCTTGAGAACTGCCCACGCGATCGCCGCAACCAGGCTGGAAACTCCGTTACCGACTCCCCGGATGCGGTCCACCCGATCGGCCAGCCCATCATCATCTCGTGGAAGCGCGGGTTGGAGGTCAGGCCGCTCAAGAAGGAGCCGCTCCCACTCTTGAAGCTGAGCCGGACCGGGAGCGAAGAGAGGGATTTCGCCATCGATGATGTCCACCCCAGCGCCCGGATCGCCAGCCAGGCCACCGTCCAGCTCCGCGTCGTTTGCGACAGCGAGATCTGACCGCCACTGCTCTCCGGAATGTCGATCGGCGAGCTCGGCGACATCCCGCCGGCTTGGATGATCAGATCCGGAAAATACCCCGCGTCGCTCGCTGTCGGCGTGGGCCAGGATGAACAGGCGTCGCCGACGATGGCCAGCGCCAGCCTCTCGCGCCGTGAACAGGCCCGCCTTTGTCGTATAGCCCAGCTGCGATAGGCTTTCGGCGACCTCGGGGTATCCCAAAGTGAGGTGTCCTTCGACATTCTCACAGAATATCCATTCCGGCGAGATCTCCTCCACGATGCGGGCGATATCGGGCCAGAGATGCCGGGGATCGGCCGATCCAAGCCGGTTCCCGGACGTGCTGAAGGGCTGGCAGGGATAGCCGGCAGCGACGAGATGAACGCGGCCGCGCCACGGTCGGCCGTCAAAGGATCGCAGGTCATCCCAGATAAGCGCCTCACCCAAGGCCTGGTCTTCCATCCGCGCCACGAGAGTGGCCGCCGCATGGGCTTCCCGCTCGACGAAAGCCACAGTCCGGTATCCCGGCTCTGCGATGTGCAGGCCGAGGTCGAGCCCGGCATAGCCGGCGCAGAGCGAGATGCCTCGAAAGTCGCCTGTTTCAGGCACGAAGCTGGCAGATAGATCCACAAGGTAAGCTCCTGTCGGTCACTCGATCGGCGATCTCGAAAGGGCTCAAAGGCCTCAGGCAATTATACTGTCCGCAGCGACGGCATTTGATCTCGATCTCGCCGGCGATCGCCGCACTATCCGCCCTGAACAGGAGGGCGCGGCACCCGGCGCAACGAATGTCCGCCTTCATTGGACCTTCTCCGAGTAGCCGGGCCGATCGGAGCGCGCAACATCATTGAACGCTAGGGAAACTTCGCTCTTCGTTAACCATTTCATAAGCTTGGGACTCGATATCGCCCCCGCCCGGTGCACGGGTGCGGGGCATGGCCAGGTCGGCCGGTCTGGTCATGGCGAGATCCGCTCTCGTCGGTTACGGCGTTGGCGCGCCGTGCCCCCCGCTCCGGCCTTGGCGTGCCGGCACGGGGTGGGTCTGGATTGTCAGGCTGCGGCCGCCGGCTGCGGCGACATGGGGCGATAGTCTTCGAAGGCGATGATCTCCTCGCCGGCCCAATCGTTGATCTCAGCCATGCGCAGCTGCAGAGGGGCGATCTCGGCATAGTGGAAGGCATCGGTCGCGGTGCGGACGTCTCCGAAACCGGTCCCGTTCTGGGGGATCACGCCGAGCAGCTGCGGCGGCACCCTGTGCGCCGCCAATATGTCGTCGCGCGTCGTGCCCTTGATGCCCAGGAACTCATCCTTGGTCGCATATTCCCCGACCGGGATGACCTGGACGCCGTCCTTCTTGCCGCCCGGCACATGCAGGAACATGTTGCGGAAATTGCCGGCGCCCTTCCCTGCCACGATCTGCTCCTCGATCGCGTCGGCCGACTCCTCGTCGATGTTCGCCTCGCTTAGGTAGAAGATCGAACCCATATGGCTGCCATTCTTGAAATAGCGCCGGCGGAACAGCGTCGCCTCCTCGTTGAGAAAGCCGGAATTGAGCGCCCCCAGATATTCGGGCAGCCCATAAATCTCCTGCGCCAGGTCCGGCTCGCTCAGCTGGAAGACATGCCCCGCGCGAAACGGGGTCTCCTGCCGCTCGCGCGGCCGCCCGCCGCCATAGGGTGGCACCCACCAGAAGACGCCCTCCTCCACCCCGCGCCGCGTGTACAGCGCAGGCGCGTTGAGAAACGACAGGGGCTGTCCCAACAGGTTCGATCGCCGCTCGATATAACCGTTGCCGATCACCAGATAGTTGAGCGCAAAGGCCCCGAACTCCGCCCGGGTCAGATATCGGCTCGGCCTGAAATGCCGGACCAGCTGGTTGCGCTTATACTGGATGGCAGAGGTATGGTGCGGCGCCACGCGATACGCCCGGTTCAGGTCGCCCGGCTTGATCGGCGGCTCATACCAGCGGTCGTTGTGATAGCATTCGACCGCAAGCAACAGGTCGCGCCGCGATAGCACGCTCTCCGGCTCTCCGAAGGTGAAGGACTTTATCCGCGTCGTCTTCGCGGCCGCCGGCGTCGTCATGGGGAGAACCTCACTCTGCTCTTGCTGCTCAGGAGTTTGCCGTCCAGCGGCTCGAAATGGAGCGCGTGCATGATCGCCCACGCGACGTCGGCATGGCCGGTGTCGCCGGCGCGGCTCGCGACATAGGTGACGTTGGTCTGGCTCTGCGTCAGCTGCGCCCGGATCGACATGAAGCTCGCGGCGACGTCGACCCATCCCGTGTCGAAGCGCAGGCGACCGCGGGAGATGACGCTCTTCGCCTTCAGCACCATCGACGTCTTCAGCGGCACGGAATAATCGATCCGCGTCGCCAGCGGGAAGAACTTCACCACCAGCTGCCAAACCGCGGCGCCTATGCCCGTCGTGTCGATGCCGATCTTCGTGACATTGTACCTTTGGCACAGGCCCCGGATCTTCTCGGCCTGCGCCTGGAAGTCCTCACCGCGCCAGCGATGCTTCTCGAGGATGCGGAAGATCCCGCCCTCCTGCTTCGGCGGCGCCACCACGACGCAGGCGCCATCGTCGCCGGCGGCGCTCTCCTGCGGATCGAAGCCGAGCCACACCTCGCCATCGCCGAAAGGCCGCAGCGCGTAAGGGTCGAAGTCGTCCTGCCAATCCTCCCAGCTGTCGACCATGCATCGCCGCATGAGCGCGAAGGGGAACATCGATTCCCCATCGTCCAGGAAGTTGCAGCGATAGAGCTGGTCGATCTCCTGGTCGGAATAACCGGCGAGCAGCTTTTCCAGGATGAACAGGTCGCACCCGCCGGCGATCGCGTCGTCGATCGTGACGATCTGGCGCCAGATCCCGTCGGGGCCGAGCACGCCCGCCTGCAGCGCCTCGTGCGAAACGTCGATCTCGACACGATCGCCCTTGGCGCGCCCTTCATTGTTCCGCTCGCCCGTCCACAGCTTGTAGGCTAGGTGCGCCTTGGTCGAAGGCGTCGAGAACAGCGTGATCCGGTAATATTTCTGCGACGCCATCGCAGAGGCGACGGTCCAGATCTTGTCGAACCCGTGGACCCAGAAAACCTCGTCGAGATAGACGTCGCCATGATAGCCCTGCGCCGTCCGGTAATTGGTGCCTAGAAAATAGAGCTTCGGCGGCTCCCCGCCCGGCCCCTCGACGCCTTCCAGGTCCAGGACGATCGGCGAGCCCTGCAGCTTCACGCCCGTCACGCCGGCAACGAAGTCGATGATATATTCGCGGAAGATATTGGCCTGGTTCTTCGAGGCCGAAATGAAGATCTGGTTGTTGCCGGTCTCGATCGCGCGGATCAGCGCCTCGCGCGCGAAGTAGAAGGTCGCGCCGATCTGGCGGCTCTTCAGGATGAACCGCGTCGCCAGCGCCGTGCTGCCCTCGAGCAGCGCCTTGGGCGATCGCCAGCCCTTCTGATAGTCGAACAGCCCGCGATCGAACGCCTCGATCAGCTGCTCGATCTGCTCGGCCGCCAGCCTGTTCTTGGCCGGCGGCGTCTTCGGCCCGGCATTGCGCGCCAGGATGTTCGGGTTGAGGTCGCTCTCCTTCCCGCCCTCGCGGTACCGCTCGATCCGCGCGAACCGCTCCAGGCCCCGGCACAGCGCGTCGAACAGCTTGTAATCCGAACCGGTCCAGTCCGCCTTGGCGAGCAGCATATTGATCCGGTGGGCTATGCCATCGGCCGTCACGTCGTGCGGTTTCAGCTCATCCCACCGGTGGCGCTTCTTCCAGCTCGCCACCGTCGGCCGGGGGAGCTTCAGTTCGCCCGCGATCTGCTGGACGCTCCAGCCCATCCAGTACAGCCGGCGCGCTTGGCGCTCGGGCGTCATCTCCGGGAAGGGCAGGATCGTGGCGGTCATCGCCCGCGAACCTAGTCGGCGATCGTCAGGCCCCGCGTCGCCCCGGCGTTGTCGGACCGCGCTTCGACAACGCCGCCGCCTTTCCTTCGGCCCGCCTTCTCGTCCCTCTTGGCCGCGTCAAACCGGATCGACCCGGCCGCAACGCGAACCGTCACCAGAGGTACCATGGCCAAGTCCAAATTCTTCCGCGTCTTTGTCGAAGGTGCCACCGCCAGCGATGGCCGGAAGATCGAAGGCGCCTGGATCGACCAGATCGTCGCCAACTTCAACGCCGCGACCTACACGCCGCGGATCAATTGCGAACATATCAAGGGCTTCAGCCCCGAACCGCCCTTCAACTGCTATGGCGACGTCGTCGCGGTGAAGGCGCAGGTCGACGAGATCGAGATCGGCGGCCGCAAGGAAAAGCGCAAGGCGCTCTACGCCCAGCTCGAACCCAATGAGCAGCTGATCGCCATCAACCAGAAGGGCCAGAAACGCTTCACCTCGGTCGAGATCTCGCCCAACTTCGCCGGCACCGGCAAGTTCGGCATTGTCGGCCTCGCCGTCACCGACAATCCCGCCAGCCTCGGCACCGAGGCCCTGACCTTCGCGGCGCTCAAGCCGATGTTCGACGCGCGCAAGGAGCATCCGGACAACCTCTTCACCGTGGCGGAAGAATTCCAGCTCGAGCTCGACGAGCCTGCAGCCCCGGTCGATCCCGCCGCTGCGGGCTTTTTCTCAAGCGCCAGCGCCTTCTTCCAGGCTGCGCTCAAGGGACTGAAGGGCGAAGCGGAACCCGAACCCGCGACCCCACCCGTTCCGGCCAACGACAACAAGGCTTTCGCGGCGATGCTGCAGGGCGTCGAGCAGCTCAGCCGGGGCATGCAGGCGATGCAGGCGCAGCAGGGAAAGTTCGCGACTTCGCTTTCGCGGCTCGAGGTCGACCACCAGGCGCTGAAATCGGCGCTCGCGAAGACCGATGACGGCGGCGATCGCCGCAAGCCTGCCGCCGGCGGCGGCAACTTCGCCCGCACCGACTGCTGATCGCCGCCCGCCCCGCCCCTTTCCCGCACCGAGGATTCCATGCGCAACGAAACCCGCGAACTCTTCAACCAGTATCTCGATCGCCAGGCGGAGTTGAACGGCATCGCCGACGCGACTCAGAGCTTCACCGTGGAGCCTACGGTCGAACAGAAGCTCGAGGATCGCGCGCAGGAATCGAGCGAGTTCCTGCAGCGGGTCAACATCTCGCCCGTCGCCGAGCTCAAGGGCGAAAAGCTCGGTCTCGGCATCGGCGAAAGCCTCGCGCGCCGCACCAACACCGACGTCAATGATCGCCAGACCGGCGATCCCACCGACCTCGACGGCCGCATGTACGAGCTCGCCAAGACCGAGTTCGACACCCACATCAAATGGGCGAAGCTCGACATGTGGGCGAAGTTCCCGGACTTCCAGGAACGCATCCGCAACCAGGTCATCCGCCGCATCGCGCTCGATCGGATCATGATCGGATGGAACGGCACCCATGCCGCCGCCGAGTCCAATCGCGCCACGCACCCGCTGCTTCAGGACATGAATGCCGGGTGGATCGCGCGCTGCCGCGCCGACAAGGCCGAACATATCATGTCGGAGGGCACGAAGGCGGCCGGCAAAATCCTCGTCGGGCCCGGCGGTGACTATGCCACCATCGATGCGCTCGTCTGGGATCTGTACAACGGGCTGCTGCCGACCTGGGCCTCGGGCGACACCGAACTGGTCGCGATCGTCGGCCGTGACATGATTCACGACAAATACTTCCCGCTGATCAACCTCGATCAGCCGCCGACGGAGCAGCTCGCCCGCGACATCATCATGTCGCAGAAGCGGCTCGGCAAGCTGCCCGCCTTCCAGGTCCCCCATTATCCGGCAAACGCCGTCACCGTCACCCGCTTCGACAATCTGTCGATCTATTGGCAGGAGGGCTCGCGCCGCCGCTACATCATCGACAATCCGAAACGTGACCGGATCGAGGATTATCAGTCGGTCAACGAGGGCTATGTCGTCGAGGATTACGACTGGTTCTGCCACGCCGAGAATATCGAGATCATCGGCGGGGACGACTGATGCTCAGCCCGGCGCAGATATCCCGGCAGAAGGCTCTCGCGGCCAAGCTCGGCCGCGCCGTCCCGGTCGTTCTCGGCATCGATGTCGCGGCACCCGGCAGCGACATGACCGTCCTGGCGGCGGCCGGCGCCGATGGCGCGCCGGTCGTCGTCGACGGCGGCCGCGAGATCTCGGAGCGCGAACTGCTGCTCGCGCGCCTCGGCGTCGATCTGCGCAAGCTCCACGGCATCCAGGCGCTCGAAAAGAAGCTCGAGGCCAAGGCCGTCATGATCGACGCCTATCTCCCATGGGTCGAAGGCCTGCTGAAGGCCGAGCGCGAAACGGGACGCGGCGTCCAGGACGAGATCCTCGTCCAGATGATGATCTGGCTCCTCGATCTCGGCCGCTACGAACGGGCGCTGCCGCTGATCGGCTACGTCCTCCGCCACAAGCTTGCCCTGCCCGAGCGATTCAAGCGCACCGCCGCGACATTGATCGCCGAGGAGAGCGCTGATGCAGCCTTGAAGGCGCTCGGACAGGGCAAGGCCGTCGATCTCGGCTTCCTGCTGAAGATCGATGCCCTCACCGGCGATCTCGACATGATCGACCAGGTCCGCGCCAAGCTCATGAAGGCGATCGGTCTCGTCTATCACGGCATCGCCCTGCAGGCAGCCGAGGATGATGACGGCGCTGCCGGCGCGCGCCGCTCCGCCCTCGCCAACGGCCTCCGCTATCTCGGCCGCGCGCTCGAGCTGGACAGCAAGGCGGGCGTCAAGACCGCGCTGCGCGATCTCGAGCGGGCCGAGGCCAGGCTCCAGGAAGACAAGGGACAAGCCGCATGATCAATCTGTTTCTGAGCTTCGCTCTGATTGCGATCGCGTTGATGGCCGTGTTGCCGCTCGCGATCCCCGCCTTCGTGGCGCTCGCGCTCGCGGCCTTGCGCCCGCCGGCGGTTCGCTATGGCCCGCCCGAGCCGCGTTCGATCTTCGACACGCGGCGCATGGGCCTCGCCTGACCTTCACCAGCTCGCCCCGCGGCGCCGGGGGGCGGGACATGCGACCAGTTGGCGGAAGCTCGCTTCCCCACCGTCTGACCGCCTGACCCTCACCCCCCACTTCGCGGCCTGCCCGAGGACAAGATGAGCGCTTTCATCGCCATCGATGCCGATCCGGTCGTCACGGCCGAGGATCCGTCTGCGGGCTCCATCGCCGGCGACGGCTTCTGGCCTGCCGTCGATCTCGACCGCGTCCGCGCGATCGGCCGCATCCCGACGATGGTGACGATCGACCAGCTGCGCGAGGCGACGATCGGCGCGGTCATCGCCGTCACCCGGCAGCTCATCGCCTGGCGCCAGAGCCATCTCGACGCTGGTCGGGCGACCCTTGCCGCGATCGATCCGACCCTGATCGCCGGCACCCTCCGGCTCGAGCATCTCTACCTGCGCGCGGTCACCGCCACCGTTGCCGCCGATCTGCTGGACACCCGGCAGGAGATCGGCGCGACGCGCGACGGCCGCGATCGCGCCGACGTCGAGGAAGTCCCCTCGCCAGACTGGCGCCGCATGGCAATCCACGCGATCCGCGACATCGCCGGCAAGCCCCGCACGCGCGCGAGGCTGCTGTGACGATCGCCGCCTTCAGCGCGGCCGCCCTCCAGGACGAAACGCTCGACGAAATGGTCTGGCGGATCCTCGGTCGGGGATCGCCGATTGTCGAGCGGGTCCTCGACGCCAACCGCAAGCTCGCCGCCCTCGGTCCCCGACTGCCCGAAGGCACCATCGTCACCTTCCCCGCGATCGAGACCGCTCCGCCCGCCCTCGATCTCGTCCAGCTGTGGGACCTGTAATGGCCGAAGATATCTATCATGCTTTCGTCGCGGCCCTGCTGAAGCTGCTCGCCGCCTTTGTGCCGGCGGCCTTTGGCGCGCTGATCTCACAGCTCCTCCAGCGCGGCATCACGATCCGCGACCGCATCATCCAGTTCGTCGTCGGGATCCTGGTCTCCTACTATGTCACGCTCGGCATCGTCGCCTGGTGGGCGCTCGACCCTCTGGTAGGGCAGGCGATCAGTTTCGTGCTCGGCATGTCCGCCTATCAGGCGACGCCCAAACTCATCGCCAGCATCACCGAGGCCTGCTCGCGCATCCCCGGGCTGATCGTCGGCCGCCTCGGCGGCCGCAGCGACCGGGAGGGCTGAGCGATGGAAACTACCATCATCCGGCTGTCGCCGCATTTCACCATTGCCGAGTTCACCGCGAGCGCCACCGCCGATCGCCTGGACATCGACAATAGCATGCCCGAGCGGCTGCTGCCGGCGGCGCGCCTGCTCGCGGCGCATGCGCTCGAGCCCGTGCGCGAGCGCTTCGGCACGACCCGCCTCAACAGCGGCTATCGCTGCCTCGCGCTCAACCGCGCCGTCGGATCATCCGACGGAAGCCAGCACCGGCTCGGCGAGGCCGCAGATCTGCGGGTGCCCGGCGTCGAGAACCGCCTGGTCGCCGAGTTCATCCAGGACGAGTGCCAGTTCGACCAGCTGATCCTAGAAAATGTGCGGGCGGGCGTCCCGGGCAGTGGCTGGGTCCACGTCTCCTATCGCGCTGGCAGGCTGCGCCGGCAGGTGCTGACGAAAATCGTCGGCGAGCGCGGCTATCGCCAGGGGCTGGTCGCATGATCCGTCGCGCCCTCGCCCTGGTCGTTCCGCACGGCCCGTTCATCGTCCTGCTCCTGATCGCGTCGGCCGCCGCCTGGCTCTGGGTCCGTGGCGAGCGTGCCATCGCTGATCGCGACCAGGCCGTCGCCTCGGCCGAGATGGTCTGCGCGGCCGCCTCGAGCAGCTTTGTGCCGGAAGACACCCGCGCCCGCGATCGTGGCCTCGTGTGTCGCAAGGCCGTGAAGGGCCTCGCCGACTTCCGCCTCAAGGCGATCGCCGACAGCAACGCCCTGCTCGTCCAGGCCGAACGCGATCGGCTCGAGCGCAGCCGGCGCGACGTCGAAACAGCGGTCGCCGCCGCCAACCGGACAGCGGCCGCCGCGCGCCGCATGGAGGAAGCCAATGCAAAAATCGGTTCGGATGATCGCGTTGATGGCGATTGGTTCGCTCGCCTTAATGACCTTGCCGGGCTGCGCCCGTAACCGCGTCGAATCGGCCGGCACCAGCCCGCCCCTGACGCCGATCGCCGTCCAGGTCGACGCGACCCCGCCGGCCGAGCTGCTGGTCTGCCCGCAGCCGCCTGTCGCCTTCCCCGTCGATCAGGCCGCGATCCTGCCGGTCGACGTCCGATCGGCACTGACCAGCCTCGCCTTCGCCTATCGCGCGACGCTCCACCAGCTGCAGCGCCTGATCGCCTGGCACCGGCCGCCCGGATGCGTCCCCGATGCTCAAGCCCAATAGCCTCCGCAAAGCGATCGTCGCCGCGCTGCCGGATCTGCGCGACAAGCCCGACGATCTCCGCCTGTTCGTCCGCAAGGGCCGGGTCCTGTCGAAAGACGGGCCCGGCCTTGGCTTCGAATATCGCTATACGCTGCTCGTCGAGCTGCTCGACTATGCCGGCGATCCGGACACCGTCTTCGCCGCCATCCTGCTCTGGGCTCGCCGCAACCAGGTCGACCTTCTGCAGGGCAACGGCGAGAGCGCCGGGATCCGGTTCGATGCCGACCAACTGTCGGCGTCGGCTGTCGATATCGTCGCCGAGCTTGAGCTAAGCGAGAATGTCGCCACCCGCCCACGCCAGGCCGGCGGGCTCGAGCTGGTGCACGTCCAAGAACCGGCGCCCGAGGATATCTACAACCCCGAGCTGCTCGAGGATCTCGGACGGCCGCCGCTCACCGCGATCTATGCTGGCAGCGTTCGCCTGGTACCGGGCCCGGACGATGACGGCGCCTGATGGCCGACATCGAGGACCTCGATCAGCTGCAGACATGGATCGGCGACATGCTCGCCGGGCTAGAACCCGGTCGGCGCCGGGCAATGGCGCTTCGTATCGCGAAGCAGCTGCGCCGCGCCAATGCCGAGCGGATCCGCGCGCAGGTCCAGCCTGATGGCTCCGCCTTCGTACCCCGCAAGCCGCAAAAGGGCACGCGCGGCCGCGTCGGCACGATCAAGCAACGCCGGCAATCGCGGAAGATGTTCGCGCGCCTGCGCCGCTTCGACAATTTGAAGGCGGAGGCCTCGGCCGAGGAGGCTGTCGTCGGCTTCCTTAATCCGGCCGTCGCCCGGGTCGCCCGCGTCCACCAGCTCGGGCTGCGCGATCGCGTCGCTCGTGACGGCCGCTCTCCCCAATATGATTATCCGGAGCGCGTGATCCTCGGATTTACCGACGGCGATGATGCGGCTGTGCTGGATCTGCTCGCCGCAGCGTTGGAGGGCTGATCGGCTCGCGTTGTGCAAGTGCATTCGCACAACGCTAGGCGGTCGCGAGGGTGACCGCTGATCGGCGAAACGTCGATCGTGTCCGATCTCGCCGCCAGCACCATCGCCGTCGATCTGTCGCGGCTCGCGCCGCCGGCCGCAGTGCGCCCGCTCGAATTCGAAACGCGCTTTGCCGAGATCCTGACCAGATTTCGCGCGCGCTATCCCGATCACGACGCTCTGCTCGAATCCGATCCGGTCATGAAGCTCCTCGAGGAGCTGGCCTATCGCGACGTCCTCGGTACCGCCGAGATCAACGACACCGTCCGCGCGCTGCTGCTCGCCTTCGCCGCCGAGGAAGATCTCGATCATATCGCGGCGCGGATGAACATCGCCCGGCGCGTGATACGCCCGGCCGAGGGGAACATCCCTGCCCTCATGGAAAGCGATGCCGAGCTGCGCCGCCGCGTCCAGCTGGCGCCCGAGCGCTTTCCCCTGCCCGGCCGCACCGCCGGCGGCTATGTCGCGATCGCGCTCGAGGCGGCCCCGCTGGTCAAGGACGTCGGTCTCGTCCGCCGCGAAGGCGGTCGCGTCGATGTCATCCTGCTCGGCCGCGAGGGCGACGGCGCCGTCCCGGCCGACATCGTCCAGGCGGTCTATCGCGCGCTCGAGCCCGATGGTGCGAGCGGCCTGACCGATATCGTCTCGGTCGCCTCGGCAACGATCATTCCCTACGCGCCGACCCTGACCGTCCATGTCCGCAGCGGTCCCGACCCGACCCTCGTCCGCAATGCCGTCGAGACGTCTGTCCGCGCCTTCGCCGCCGATCGCCACCGCATCGGCGCGCCGGTCTTTGCGCAGATGCTCGCGGCTGCCGCCGGTACCGCCGGCATCGAGCGCGTCGAGGTCGATATCGGCGATGTCGCGGTTGGTCCGCGCGAGGCGGCCTGGCTCCAATCGCTGACCGTCAACGTTGCGATCGCGGCATGACGTTGCTCCTTCCCCCCAACAGGACACGGCTCGAGGCGGCTCTCTCCGCGACGATCGCTGCCAGCTTCCCGCGCCCCGCCGGCGCGATCGCGGCCGTCTTCGACGCCGACAGCTGCCCGCTCGACCTTCTGCCCTTCCTCGCCTGGGAGCTGTCGGTCGATCTCTGGGACGACGACTGGAGCGAAAGCACCAAGCGCAAGGCCTGCCGGGATGCCTATCGCCTTCATGCGCTGAAGACGACGCTCGCCGGCATCCGGGAGCATGTCGCTCTGACCGGCGCCACCGTCGTCGGCGCGCGCCGCCCCAACACCTCGGCTTTCTACCTTCCGGCCCGCGATGAGGCTGCCCGACGCCGCTGGCGCGAGTCCATGCCCCGGGTGCAGCTGCGCACCGCGCGCCAGCGCGGCATCGCCGGCGACCGCGCTTTCCTGTGCGCCGGTCGCATGCGCCGCTGGTCGGCCTTCACCTTCGACAGCGACGAAACCAACTGGACCTGGGACAGCGACCGACCCGTCCTCGACATGGCCGGCGCGGATCCGCAAAGCGGCATTTCTCCGAGCTTCCATGGCAGCAGCTTCTGGCAGACCTCGCGCGGCCCCGATCGGCTGCGCCTGGCGGCGACACTGGTCGACGGCGAGACAACCAGGGAACTGCCCCTGCAGCAGCTCGGCGACGGCGCGCTCCAGGTCGATCTTGCGACGCCGACCGCGCGCGATTTCGTCGGCCGCGGCTTCCTGGGGGCAGTCCGCCTGGCGGCGACCCGGGCGCCGACGCTTCGCGCAACGATCCGGCTCGACGATACGGCCGAGGCCTTCGCCATCACGCGCGGCGAGGATCCGCGCACCGTCCGTCCCGACATCCTGCCCGGGCGGCGCATCGCGCCCGCCCCGACCGCCTTTCATCGCGGTCCGATCGGCGGCCGCTTCCTGCGCACCACCCGTGCGCCCGAGCTGCTGTTGCGCCAGATCGCCATCCATGATCCCGCGCGGATCTTCAGCGGGCAGCGCTCCCGCGCCTTCCATGGCGCCCACCGCCTGGGCTTTACCCCCTTTGAGGCGGAGCTGCGCATCGCCATCCCGATGACGCGCCCCGTCGCCCGTTCCTTCCGCTGGCATGGTGCCGGCCATCTCCGGGCGGCCGACCTGCGGCCGCTGGCGAACGCTCTCGAGGCGATCCGCGTGTCCAAGGCCTTCCGCGACCGCATCCTGGTCGACACGGCACTGCACCGGCCCGTCAAATTCTCTCGTGGACGGCGCTTCGGCACCTTCACTTTCGGCCAGATCATGGAGGCGAGCTGACATGGAACGCAAAGTCATTTTCCGCGACGGGATGGACGCGGACCCCAACGATTTCAACAATCTGCAGAACTTCGCTCAGACCTCATCCGATCATGTCGTCGGCGATGGTATCTCGTCCGATCGTAAATTCGCCGGCTTCGCCGTGGCACAGCTCAGCGCGACCGAGATCGAGATGCAACCGGGTCGCCTCTACAGCAATGGGGTGCGCTACGTCCTGGACACCAGCTACAGCCGCAACTTCCTGACGTCCCTGCCGGTCGCCACGAAGAAGCATATGCTGCTCGTCGTCTTCGGGCAGGAGGTCGAGACCGACGCCCGATCGCGCGAATATCTGATCGACGAGCTGACCCGCGCGACCGAGACCAAGTCGCTGCCGATGGAAGTCACCCGCCTCTGCAACGTCAACATCGTCGCCGGGCAGGAAAGCGCCGACCCGATCGACCCGACCTTCGATATCGGCGCGATCGCGGTCGCGCGCGTCATCCTCACGCCCGCCGGCATCGACGCCATCGAGATGATCGAGGAGAACCGGCTGCCGAGTGTCGCCAGTGTCTCGGCCGACGTCGATGTCCTGAAGGACGTCCAGGCGAAGACCGGCCCGAAGATCGCATCGCTCGATTCCGATCTCGCCGCGCTCAAGGCCGCCAGCGCCGGCAACGTCAACATCGTCGCTTATGGTCGCACGCTCGAGCGCCTGGCAGTGCTCGAGGCGAAGAACGGCGTCCCTTCCGCCGCCACTGACAGCGCTGCCTTCTACTATCTCGACACCAACGGCTCGGATCTCGCCTTCGTCGGATCGAACTGCAAGGTGCAGGAAGGCGTGCGCTTCGCCGACATCAACGCGGCCGAGGCAGCCCTCAATCTGTTCGAGCCGCTCAACCCGAATGCGAAGAATGTCGGCGGCACGCTCTTCCCGACCTACACGCTCGAGCGGCGCCTGACCTCCGGCCCGCGCCAGGGCGAGCTGCAGGCGGCCTCCCTCACCTACCAGAGCCACGAAATGGTCCAGAAGACCATGTCGCGCACCCGTATCCGCTATGGTTCGGCCTTCACCGTCTGCACCAATGCGGGCTGGTGGGGTGCGATCACTGACCAGTATATCCCGCGCACCTTCCAGCGCGACGGCGAGACCTTCCAGGTGCTCGACGTCGATTGGGACGGCCCCACCCATGGCTGGGTGCGCCTGCGCGAATATTGGTACGACACCTATGACGAGCCTTATTGGGAGGCCGTGACCGTCGACCATTCGGTCCTGGGCACCCAGACGGCCGAGACCTTCCTCAACGCCAACGACATGTGGCTGGCGTCGATCGGCCTGACCTTCACCCGCCTTGCGGCCGAGGGCAATGCGACGATCGCGATCTGCGAGACCGATCGCGGGATGCCCAGGCTCGACAGCGCGATCAGCGTCACGACGCTTCTCCGCGCCGATATGAAGCTCAACCAGGAAACGGTCATCCCGATCCAGCCCACCTTCCTCAAGGGCGGGCAGCGCTACGCGATCCTCGTCATCACGGCCGGTGATCACTGGCTCGCGACCACCGGCGGCGCCAACTTCCCCTCGGGCACGCTCTTCACCGTCCTCGATGGCGCCTATCAGCAGGGCGACGGCACCCGCGACCTGTGCTTCTCGCTCTACGCCTGCAAGTTCGCACAGGCGCGCGCGATCGTGCGTCTCAACGACCTGCAGCTCGCCGGCGGCATCTCCGATATCGATATCCTCGCGGACTGCATCGAGCCGGCGAGCTGCGACCTGACCTTCGAGATTCAGGTCGACGGCAACTGGTACCCGCTCGACCGTAGCGGCTCGGTGCTCGGCGCCGGCGGCAGCATCCCGCCTGTCGTCCCGCTGCGCGCCATCTTCACCGGCACGACCGATGTCATGCCGGCCGTCCGCCTGACCGGCTCCAAGGTCCGGGTCAGCCGCTCCGCGACCAACCTGCTCCACGTCTCGCCGGTGCGGACGCTGCCCGGTGCCGGATCCGCGCAGATCCGCGTCATCGCCCGCTATGAGGCCTTCGACCCGGCGCATCATACGGCAACCTGCAAGCTGCGCACCGGCGCCGGCTATGCGACCGTCGTAGCGCCGACCAGCTTCACCGATATCATCAACCCGGACGGCTCGCGCGAGCGGACCTTCATCTTCAACCTCGGCGCGGCCGTCACCAGCTTCCGCTACCAGCTCGAAGCCACGACCGACTCCGCGCTGCTGACTTTCCACCACGCCTGGACGAAATATTTCGCCCTCTGAGGAGCCGATCGATGACCGAACCTGCCTACCCGCCGTCGCCGTCCGGCTATTACCGCGTCAATCTGATGCGGACCTTTCCGCATATGGGCTATGACTACAAACCCGGCGTGGATCACACCGTCAACGAGGAGCTGCTGCAGCTGATGCTCGCCGAAGACGGCCTGCTCGACGGTCAGCCCGTCCCCGCCTGATGGCGACCGAGCTTCCCGTCGAACTCGACTTCGTCAAGGATGACGAAGCATCGTCCGAGCGCATGAACCGGGCGATGCTCTTCCTGTACCTGCTCGCGCGCGCGGCGGCCTCGGTAAAGCCCGACTATGAGCGGGCGATCCGCGAGATCCAGGCAATCGGTCTCGAGCGGCTCAACGAGGTGCTTTCGCCGATCTTCTTGGAGACGCAGGCCCTCGCAATAGAGATGCAGTCGACCCGCGACTATTGGGTCCAGGGCAACATCCTCTCGGATCTGCGCACCGAGCTGCTCGGCGCGCTGTCCGACGCGGTCGAACCCGTCGCCGGCGACGTCGAGACCCTGACGGACGCTGTCGCCACTCTGCAGGCCTCGGCCGGCAGCGACGTCGCCCGCCTGACCCGGCTCGAGAATGACCGCTGGTTCATCAATCACGGATAGGACATCATGGCCGCCGCAACTCTTCCCCCCGTCAACCGCACCGCGCCTGTCGCCCTGGCGAAGGCGCTCGGCCCCGTCCCCGCCGGCGAGGAGTGGAGCGTCGACGTTCGGATCTGCAACAATGCCCCGCTCGACGACACCTTTGACCTGCGTATCCGCAAGACCGATGGCAGCAACGCAGCCTGGCGCGCAAAGGCGCACCCCGTGCCTGTCGGCTCGGGCACCTTCGATATCGAGCTGAAGCTACTGCTGACCGAGGGCTTCGAGCTGTGGGATGCGTCCGCCGCCGGCCGGGTCGACGTGTCCTACACCGGCGCCAAGCGCAGCATCGCATGACCGCCCGGGTCGCCAATGCGCGCGGCGGCGGCACCGTCGCGCAGATCACCGAGCCAGAAGCGATCGCGCTCTTCTCGCGCGGCAGCTTCAGCCAGGCGCGCCAGCGCCGTATCTCCGCCTATATCCGGCGCTTCAAGCAGGCGGGCCTGTGGGGGAAGATCGCTGGCCTGTGGTTCGTCGCGGCCGAGAGCGAGGCGCAAGCCCTGCTCAATTGGGCCGATGCAAGCGGCGCGGGGGATCTTTCGATCAGCGGAGCTGTGACCTTCACGGCCGATAAGGGGTTTTCCGCCCTATCTCCGACGTCCTTTGTCAGTGGTCCCTTCGTTCCCACACCCGCCGACGGCGACGACTGGTCTTTCGTTTTCGCTGGGCTGATCAATGGCTCGCTCACCACCTCGAGCGACTCGGCGGCCCAACGCATTCTCATCGACGCCGCTGAAAGCCGTGGACATTTGAATGTGGGCATGCTGTCGATGCAGAACCAACCCACCCGCATGGATCGGATCGGCGTCGGTCGAGCGGTCGAGCGGCTGTCGTTGCTCAAGACGACAGGCTACGCGATCTGCGGCGAGACCGAATATGAAAGCTCGCTCAACACCAGTTCGACATACTCGGGCTTCGGCGCGACCCTGTTTCGCGTTCCGGGTGCTGTTTCGCGAACTGGCGTACTCTCCCGCTGGTGCGGATCCGCGATCCTGAAGGGCGGCATGACCCAGGCGCAACGCCATGCCTTCATGCGGATCTGGGACGCCCTCGTCGCTGAGAGCGGCTGTCTCGAATAGCGATCGTACCTCTGCTTGACGAACCCCTATCCTCCCAGACATCAAGCAGAATGTCCGTTTCGGTGGAGAATCGGCGCCCCTCGTGATAGGCCCAAACAATGAGACTGCCACAGAAGTCGAAACGCACGAAAAAGAACAAAATTGAAATTCATGAAAGAAGGAACAAAATTCTTCTGGTAATTTCAATCATATTTATAGCAACGATTTTTGAAATAATATTCATTGTTGCCTTAAATAAGGTGTAGAGCATTAAGATTTGACGATGATCTAGGCAAGAAAATTAAAGCGAGAAAGAAAGAGAATGAAATCGCCTTACCTTTTTGAATCTCGATCAAAATCGCTGCTCTTGCCGATATTAATAACTTTCGTCATTGCATTCATTCTTTATATTCCATGGACCAATCCTAATTTTCGGGTTGCCCTCACACATGATAATCTTGAAGCCGAGATTGTTTTCAACAGATTAATCGGCCTTGTTTTGGCGAACTCTTCGGAAGGAGCCTCGCTAGCGTTAAACGGCAACTTGCCAACATACGCTTTTACGCGATTGTTTCAGCCTCTGAGCGTTCTGTACGCCGTACTCCCAGCATGGACAGCCTACGCAACACTCGATGTGATCGAGCGATCCATCGCGTTCGCCGGAGTGTTTTTGCTCTGCCGAAGGAAGCATTTGCCCCCGGCACCAGCCGCGTTAGCAGCATCCTGCTTCGCAACGATGTTCAGCTACTCGGTTTTCTTGCTCAGCATCGCAGGAATTCCCCTCATCCTTTGGATGGCGCTGAAGCGACCAGACGGGCGTCTGCAACAAGTTGCATTGGTCGCGCTCACGCTCTTCATAGGGGCGAACAGTTCGCTGCCTCTCGTTGGCGTTTTCATGGTACTCGCAGCTCTTCCCACACTGCGCTACGGGCTCGGCCTCCGCCTCTCGGCATGGCAACTCATCGTTATTGGCGCCTATGGCCTTGGCCTTGCATTAGGAAATGCAAACCTCATCTACGCACAACTCTTCTCAGGTGTAGTCTGGCATAGGGTCGAATTGATAGCACCAAGACAGGCGATCAGCTACACATTCTACCAGATGCTTGTCCGCAATCCATTTTATCATGCATCCGCTCCACTCCAACTACTCCTTTATCCACTTCTGGCCGCCAGCATCTTTTATCGGCGCCACCTTTACTTCGTCGGCTTCGTCATTTTCATGTGGATAATGCGAGCTTTTTACCTGTCTCCTCTTGCTGGAAGCTTTGCACATATCGGTTTCGAGTGGGACAGGTTCTTTTTTCTCTTGCCAGCTATAGCGATCGTTTTTTGGATTATGCACTACAGCCACGCCCAAAAGGCTTGGCAGCGTAACGGCCTCCTCGCTTTGTTGATTGTCCAGTTTGCGGTGAACTTCGCCTATCAGCCGCAGGTGTCCGCAATGGCTCGATCTCTAGCTGGCCGAGAACCTCTACAAGAGATCGCAACATTTCCAGCATTCTACCGCTATCCAGAAATGGCTTCAATCCACCATTTCGTAAAAGGAGCTCCAGTCATGTCTGTCGGCCTAGACCCGATGGTGGCTCCGATGAATCGGATAAAGTCGATTGACGGATATTACAATTTTTATCCACTCTGGTACAAACATGCATTCCGCCCTGTAATTGCCGATACACTTAACACCGAAGATGACCGCAAATACTTTGACGATTATGGCAGCCGAGTGTACGCATTCAACAATTCGGTTGCTCCCGAATTAATCGACTACTGCAAGGCTTTTGCTCTCGGAGCGCGCTACGTAATTTCGACCAAGCCGATCGCCGCCAATGTGTTGACGGAAGTACACCCCACGGGGTTGAAAACGCTTCGCCTCTATCGAGTTTCGGGCTGCCGCCCATTGGGCGACTGAATTCCCGGCAACGTTGTTGACACAGCTTTAACAACGGAACGCCCACGCGCGGTAACGCGACCCTTGGCAATCATGCGCTGTTCGATCCAGCCCATGGGAGCCAGGGACCATGCGTATCCACAAGACTGCCCGCGCTAGCTTCGCGCGTCCCGCCAACACCACGGCTTATGCTGTCGGCGATATCGTCGCCAATGCCACCGCCGCCAATGCGGTCGCCCCGCTCGTCCTCGCGGTCGCCGGCGCAGCCGGGCAGGCCGGCAAGGTCGCCCGCGTCAGCGTCGCGAAGTCCTCGACCGTCACCGCCGACGCCGCCTTCCGCCTCCACCTCTATGCCAAGGCGCCGACGCCTGCGAATGGCGACAATGGCGCCCTGTCCGTCAATGGCGTCGCATCGAACTATCTCGGCTCGGCCGATGTTACGGTCGACAAGGCGCAGGACGATGGCGCGATCGGTTTCGCCGACGTCGCCATCCCGTTCCAGTGCGAGAGCGGCGTCCTGACGCTGTTCGGCCTGCTCGAGGCACGCGGCCCCTATGTGCCTGCCAGCGGCGAGACGCTGAAGGTCGCCGTCTCCGTCGAACGCTCGCAGCTCTGATCATGCGTCGCCCCGGCCGCGACATTGATGCCGATCTCGGCGACCTGATCCGCTTCGGCACCATATCCGAGGTGGACCTGGACGCTGCGCGCTGCGTCGTCGCGGTCGGGGAGGTCCGCACCGGTCCCATAAGGTGGGTCTCGCTGCGCGCCGGCGATACCCGCACCTGGTCGCCGCCCTCGATCGGCGAGTCCGTCCTGCTGATCTGCCCCGAGGGCGATCTCGCGGCGGCCGTCGCCCTGCCGGGCCTCTCCTGCAATGCCTTCCCGCCCGCCGGCAACAGCCTGCGCGAGCTGATCGCGTTCCGGGACGGCTCCGTCATCGCCTACGACCGCGAAGCGCATACATTCGAGTTGCTGCTCGTCGACGGCGCGACCGCGCGCATCCGGGCCCCGGGCGGTCTCGCCATTGAGGGCGACGTTGCGATCAGCGGCAAGCTCGACGTCGCGGACTCGATCGCGGCCGAGGGCGACGTGACCGGTGCCGGCATCTCGCTCAAGGATCATCGTCACGCTGGCGTCCAGCCCGGCAGCGGGCAGAGCGGGAAGCCCCTTTGATGCCCTCTCGCCCCCGAAGCCATCGCTCAACGCCCTTCGACGCCTGGATCGCCGCCGCGCTCGTCCTGGCGCTGTGCATCATGTCGGGCTTGGTCGGCTTCGCGATCGGAGCCGGGCAATGATCGGCATGTCGCGCACCACCGGCAAGGCGATCTCGGGCGATGAGCATCTTCGCCAGTCGATCGACGATATCCTGACGACGCCGATCGGCAGCCGCACCATGCGGCGCGACTATGGCTCGCTCGTCCCCGAGCTGGTCGACGAGCCGCTCAACCGGGGTACCATCCTGCGCCTCTATGCGGCCGTGGCTCAGGCACTGCGCCGTTGGGAACCGCGGCTGAAGCTCGCGAAGGTGACCGTCAACGCCGGCGCCGATGGCGTCGCATCGATCCATGTCGAAGGGCGCCGCGCCGACGCGCCCGCCCCCAACGCCTTTCTCTCTCTCACCATCCCGCTGCGCGCGGCCTGACACAGGAGCATCTTTCCATGGCTTATGAGCATGGCATCCGGATCACCGAGCGCGAAGGCGGCACCCGCCCTGTTGCCGGCAGCGCGACCGAGGTCCTCGGCCTGGTATCGGTCGCCAGCGACGCCGACGTCGCCACCTTCCCGCTCGATACTCCGGTCCTGCTGACCGACGTGCGCGGCGCGCTGTCGAAGGCAGGCGAGCTGGGCAAGCTCGCGGCCGCGCTCGAGGCGATCGCCGCGCAGACCAATCCGATTATTGTCGTCGTCCGCACCACCGAAGGCAGCGGCGCCGGCGCTGAAGCCACGACCGAGACCAACGTCCTCGCTGGTATCGATCGGCTGCTCGCGGCGGAATCGCAGCTGGGCTATCGCCCGCGCATCCTCGGCGCGCCTGGTCTGGACAGCCAGGCCGTCGCCGAACGGCTTGCGAGCGTTGCCGCGCGCCTGCGCGGCTTCACCTATACCAGCTGCGGCGCGGCCGACACGGTCGCCGAGGCCGTCACCTATCGCGCCGAGTTTTCCGCGCGTGAGCAGATGCTCATCTATCCCGGTACCAGCAAGGGCGCGGCCGACGCGATCGCGCGCGCCATGGGCCTGCGCGCGAAGATCGACCGCGAGACGGGATGGCACAAGACGCTGTCCAACGTCCCGATTGCCGGCGTCACCGGCCTGCAGTTCCCGATCTCGTTCGACATCATGTCGAGCGACAACGACGCCGGCGTCCTCAACGATGCCGAGGTGACGACGATCGTCCGCCAGAACGGCTATCGCTTTTGGGGCAACAGTACCTGCAGCGATGATCCGCTCTTCCGCTTCGAAAGCGTCGTGCGCACCAACCAGGCGCTGCAGGATGAGATCGCGGCCGGGCTCGCCTGGGCTGTCGACAAGCCCCTCGGCGGCGGCCTGCTGAAGGACATCCTCGAGACGATCAACGGCCGCTTCCGTTCGCTGCGCGCGCAGGGCCGCGTGATCGGCGCCGAGGCCTATTTCGACGCCTCGCTTAACCCGGCCGGCGATCTCGCCGCCGGCAAGGTGCGGATCCCCTACCGCTACACCGCCTGCGCGCCCGCCGAGAGCATCGGCGTCCTGCCCGAGATCACCGACGAGTATTACGCGACCATCGGTCAGGGCCTCTGACCGCCGCCACACCGCCCCCCATTTTCCGGAGCTGAACCATGACCCTGCCTTCCAAGCTGAAGATGATTAACCTTTTCGAGAACGGGACGAGCTGGCTCGGCGAGTGCGCCGAGGTCACCATCCCCAAGCTCGAGATGGACATGGAAATGTGGCGCGGTGGCGGATCCATAGGCGAACTGCCCTGGTCGAAGGGCCAGAAGGCGATTGACGTCGAGTGGAAAGCCGGCGGTTGGATGCGCGCGCCCTTCCGCCAGTGGGGCGCGGCCGCGATCGACGCGGTTCAGCTGCGCTGGGTCGGTGCCTTCCAGAACATCCAGACCGGCTCAGCCGAGAAGGTCGAGATCGTCGCGCGCGGTCAGTACACCGAGATCGACCCGGGCAAGGGCAAGCCCGGTGACGACACCGAACAGAGCTACAAGCTCGCCTGCGTCTATTACCGGCTCGAGCATAATGGCGTCGTCGACCTCGAGGTCGACTTCCTCAACAACATCCTCGTCTCGGGCGGCATCGATCGCACTGCCGAGCTACGCGCGATCCTCGAGACTCTCTGACCCTCGCGCCGGGCCTGACATCGGGCCCGGCACCCTTCCCTCAGGCTGGACCGGACCATGAACCAGGACGCGAACATCAAGACGATCGAACTCGACGAGGAGCTGGCGATCGGCGACCAGAAGATCACCTCGATCCAGATCCGTCGCCCCAAGTCGGGGGAACTGCGCGGGCTGAGCCTCGCATCGTTGGGGCAGATGAACGTCGACGAGCTGCTGAAGCTGCTCCCGCGCATCACTATCCCCACGCTCCCGACAGCCATCGCCGCCGAACTGGACTCGGCCGACCTGATGGCGATCGCCGAGGCCGTGACGGATTTTTTGCTGACGAAGCGCCAGAAGGCCGCCTTGCCGACGATGTAGAAGAGGTGATGGCGAATATCTTCGTCATCTTCACCGGCTTTGCACCGTCGACGGTCGACCCGATGCCGCTCTCCGAACTGATGCGCTGGCATGAAAAGGCGCTCGAGCGCCATCAAGCGAAAGGCCAATAGGTGGCGCTCGATCGCACCCTATCCCTTCTGGTCAAATTCGGTGCGCTCGACCGCATGACCGCGCCCATGCGCGCGATCGGCCGCACTGCCGGCGCGACATCGCAGTCGATCGGCAAGACCCGCGCCGAGATCGCAGCGCTCGAGCGCGCGCAGACCCGTATCGCGAAGCTGAAGGCGCTCGAGGGGCGGCTCGGCCGCGACAGCGCCGCGCTCGCCGAGGCACGTGCCCGCATGGAGGAGCTGAAGCGCCAGGTCGATGCGACCGAGACGCCGACGAAGAAGCTGACCAGGGCGCTCGCGGACGCGACCCGGAATGTCGAGCAGCTCGGGGCCACCGTCGACAAGCATGGGCAGGATCTGCAAGCGCTGTCAACGAAGCTCGGCGCCGCCGGAATCGATGTCGCCGACCTCGGCTCGGCCGAGCGCCGCCTCGGCGCCGATATCCACGACGCTAACCGCCGGCTGCGCGAACAGCAGGCCGAACTGGCAAAGACCCGAGCGGCCCGCGAGCGCTTTGAAAAGACGCGCGCGCTTGGCGAGACCGTGCGTGGCGCAGGCTATGGCATGACCGCCGCCGGCGCAGCGATCGGCGCCCCGCTCGCCGCAACCGTCTCGCCTTATCGCGACTTCGAGAGCGGCCTGACCGACGTCGCACAAAAGGCGGAGCTGTCGCGCCAGAAGGCGAAGATGCTCGGGGAAACGCTCAAGCGCCTCGGGCCCGACATCGCACAAGGGCCGATGGCCCTCCTCACCGGCGTTGACGATCTGCTCGGCAAGGGCCTGGATCCGGCCCGGGCGATGGCAATGATCCGCCCGATCGGCATGACCGCCACTGCCTACAAAGCGGAAATGGCCGATCTCACCTCAGCGACCTATGCCGGCATCGACAATCTCAAGGTCCCCGTCGCGCAGGTCACCCGCCAGCTCGACATCATGGCGGCCGCCGGCAAGGCCGGTTCCTTCGAGATGCGGGATATGGCGACCCATTTCCCGATGCTCACCGCTTCGGCGCAGGCCCTCGGGCAGAGCGGCGTCGGCGCCGTCGCGGATCTCGCGGCCGCGCTGCAGATCGTCCGCAAGGGCACGGGCGACAGTGCCTCGGCGGCGAACAACCTTCAGAACCTGCTCGCGAAGATCAACACCGAGGACACGATCAAGAATTTCAAGGAGTTCGGCGTCGATCTGCCGGCCGAGCTGAAGCGCGCCGCCGCCGCCGGCAAGTCCCCGATCGAGGCGATCGCCGAGCTGACCAACCGCGCCCTCGGCGGCGACCAGTCGCGCATCTCTTTCCTGTTCGGCGACATGCAGGTCCAGCAGGCCCTGCGCCCGCTGATCGCCAACATGAAGCTCTATCGCGACATCCGCAGCGAAGCGCTTGCCGCCTCGGGCACGGTCGAGCGCGACTTCGCCGAGCGCATGCGCGACGATGCCGCGCGCCAGGCGCGCTTCAGCGCCTCCATGGAGGCCCTGTCGCAAACCGTCGGCGGCATCCTGTCACCACGGCTCGCCGCGCTGCAGGATCTGCTCTCGAATGCAGCCGAACGCTTCAGCGCCTGGTCGGCCGCCAACCCGCGTCTTGCCTCGGCAGTCGTCACCACCGCCGCCGCCCTTGCCGTACTCTTGGTCGCCTGCGGCGCACTCGCGATCGCCGGCGGCACGCTGATCACGACATGGGCCTATTTCGCCCGCGCAATCGGCGGCGTTTTCTCGATCCTGCGGGTCGGCGCCAGCGTCATCGTCGGAATCGCGTCGGTCATAGGCTGGCCCTTCACCCTGCTTGCGCTCGCGGTCGTCGCGGTCGGCGCGCTGATCTATGCCAATTGGGAGCGGATCAAGGCGCTCTTCAGCGCGGCCCGCTCCTGGCTCGCCTCGCTCGACTTCCGCAAGATCGGGACCGACATGCTGACCGGCCTGATCAACGGCCTCAACCCGTTGAACCTGGTGCGGCACATCATGAAGCTCGGCACCCGGGCCGTCGCCGCGCTGAAGAACGTCCTGGGCATCCGATCGCCGAGCCGCGTCTTTGCGGCCCTCGGCGGCTATATGGCCGACGGCCTCGCGGTCGGCGTCGATCGCGGCGCACCTCGACCGGTCGACCGCGTACGCCGCCTCGCGCGCACCGTTGCGGCCGCCGGCGCGATCTCCGCCGCGCCGATCGCCGCTACGCCGGCCTTCACGCGTCTCGCCATCCCCAACCTCGCGGCGCAGCCGGCGCGCCCGGCGCCGGCCGTCGGCGGCAACACCTATCATCTTCATCTCGCCATGCCGTCGACCGCGCAGGATCCCGAGGCCTTCGCGCGCCGCGTCCTGGAAGAGATCCGCCGCCTCGAGCGCGCCGAGGCCCGCTCGAGCTATCGGGACGACTGATCATGCTGATGGCGCTTGGCATGTTCGTCTTCGAAATGGGCACCCTGCCCTATGAAGAGATCCGCCGCCGCATCGCGTGGCGTCACGAAGGCGCGCCGCGCCTCGGCGCCCTGCCCGAAAACCAGTTCCTCGGACCCGATTCCGATGAGGTCTCGATCCAGGGCACGCTCGTCCCGCAGATCGCAGGCAAGGCCTCGTCGATCGCGCGGATCGAGGAAATGGGCGCGCAAGGCGACGAATATGCGCTCGTCGACGGCCTGGGCAACGTCATCGGCCATTATGTCATCCGGGGCCTCGACACCCGCTCGAGCCACTTCATCGACAATGGCATCGCGCGGAAGATCGACTTTACCATCGATCTCGGCCGGGTCGACTGATGGCGCGCGCGGATCTCCTCTCGGCCGCCTCGGCGCGCGACACCAACGTCCCGGCTTGGCGCGTCACCCTCGACGGTGCGGATCTAACCGATCGCATCCGCCCCCGCCTGATCATGCTATCCCTCTCGCAACGGCGCGACGGCGAGGCCGACGAGCTGCGCCTCGAGCTGCAGGACGAAGACGGCCGCCTCGATCTGCCGAAGAAGGGCGCGCTGCTCTCGGTCGAGCTGGGCTGGTCGCGCGGCCGCGACGTCACCCTCGGCCTCGTCCGCATGGGCAGCTTCAAGGTCGACGAGGTCGGCCATAGCGGCCCGCCCGACAAGGTCACCGTCCGGGCGCGGTCGGCCGACCTGACCGGCGACTTTCGCATCCGCCGCGAGGAAAGCTGGCGCGACACCACCCTCGGCAAGATCCTCGAGACGATCGCCGGCCGCAACGGCCTGCAGCTGGGCATCGCGCCCGAACTCGCTTCGCAGGCCATCCCCTTGCTCTCACAGGCGGGCAAGAGCGACATGGCGCTCGTCCGCGAGCTCGGCCGCCGCTTCGACGCCGTCGCCACCGTCAAGCAAAGTCGGCTGATCTTCTCGGCGATCGGGCGCGGTACAAGCGTCGCCGGCGCCGACTTCGGCACGGTCACCCTCACCCGCCGGCACTGCGCCGACCATAGCTACAGCGAGGTCGACCGCGACCAGTACAAGGGCGTCCAGGCCAGCTGGCACGACCAGGACGGCGCCGAGCGGAAGTCGGTCCACGCCGGCGAGACCAAGGGCGCCAAGCGCTTGAAGCGGACCTATGCGAGCGAGGCGGAGGCCGAGCAGGCCGCCTCGGCCGAGTGGAAGCGCCTGCAGCGCGGCGCGGCCGAGTTCGACATCACGCTCAACCTCGGCCGCCCCGATATCCGCCTCGAGCAGCGGGCCGCCCTGTCCGGATGGAAGCCGGCGATCGACGGCCGGTCCTGGCTCGTCGCCGAGGTCGAGCACAGCCTCGGCGGATCCGCAGGCCTCCGCACCCGCCTCAAGCTCGAAACCGCCCCCTGATCGAGGACGCCATGATTTTCACCCCTATCAACACAGGCAGCGCACCGAACGACGGCACCGGCGACACGCCCCGGGCGGCCGCGCAGAAGATCAATTCGGGCTTCGAGGAGGTCGAAGCCCGGCTCCACGACCAGGGCGAGCAGATCGCCTATGCGAAGCGGTCGATCGACGACGTCGTTACGCTCGCGCAGGAAAGCGCCGAGGCCGCCGCCGCCGATCGGCAGCAGACCGGCGAGGACCGCGACGCCGTCGAGGCAGCCGCGATCGCCGTCGCGGCCGATCGCGTCCAGACCGCGCTCGATCGGGTGGCAACCCAAGCCGACGCCGTCTCGACCGCCGCCGATCGCACGGCGGCCGCAGCTGCTGCTACCACCGCGACCGACAAGGCAACGATCGCCACGACTAGGGCCGGCGAGGCTGCCGGCAGTGCAACAGCGGCCGCCGGATCTGCGACGGCCGCGGCGAACAGCGCAACGGCCGCCGCCGCCTCGGCTGCGATCGCCGACAGGGCGGCGGGCGGTTCCAACGGGCAGATCCAGTTCAACAGCGGTGGGGTCTTGGCCGGCAGCGCCAGCCTGATCTGGACCGGCAGCCGCCTCGGCATCGGCGCCACCGGCGGCGCCCCTGGTTCGGAACTGGAAATTCGCAAGTACACCGGCGACGTCAATTTCACACTGCAGTCGGACGCAGGCGGCACGACCTATATCAACCTGACGGGGCCGCTCGTGGCCTATGGCGGCGTGCGGGCGAACAACGGCACAAGCGAGGAATGGCGGATCGGCGGCCTCGGATCGGGGGGCACGTTCGGCGTTTCTCTGGCCGGCGTCGAACGGCTGAAGATCAACAGCCAGAGCGTCACGATCGGGACCTCCTCAGCGCCCGGCGTGGCGCTGCGCGTCGGCGGCGTCATCGCTGCGACCGGCGCCATCCGACCGGGGTCGTTCACCGTCGCGACCTTGCCTAGCGCTTCCGGCGTCGGTCCTGGCTCGCAGGCCCATGTCACCGATGCCAGCATTACCACCTATCGCGCCGTCGTCGTTGGCGGCGGCAGCGATGGCGTCACTGTGACCAGCATCGGCGGCCAATGGTTGATAGGAGCTTGACCATGAGTATCGAACAGACGACCCACGTCCGCGAAGTCCTCCTCGTCCGCCCGACTCCGGGAGCGGCCGTCGTCGGACACCAGAAGAAGATTACGATCACGACCGGCGCGCCGGTCGCCATCCCTGACGTCTATGGCGAAGCCGAGCCACTGAACCCGGGCGACCTGGAAGGCTTTCTCGACACCGCGTTCGTCGAGCTCCTGAACGATCGTGATGGCAAGGCGGCGGCCCTTGCCGCGATGACGGAGCAACGCGACGCCCTGGCCGCCCAGCTCGCCGATCTCCAGGCCGGGTCCAGCCAGGCCGCGTGACGTACGCGGGCTATGGTCGAACCCCGGCTCTTGTGCTACCTCTGAAAATCGCTAGAGAGCGCCAAACAGGGGCGGTTAGCTCAGTTGGTAGAGCATCTCGTTTACACCGAGAGGGTCGGCGGTTCGAGCCCGTCACCGCCCACCAGTCAAGGCGCGTCGGCGCATTTCCCTTCCAGATGGTGCGGAGGGCCAGGTTCCTTCTCCTGGCCGCAACCGATGCAGTTATCCGGGATGGCCGGCGACCGAGCCCAAATGGCTACTGCCTATAGGCGGCACCCTGAGAGCCGGGGCACGCCCGCCGTGCTTATGACGGTCGAGCATCTAATCGTTACGATATCTCCCTTCGCCTTCGTCTCGATCTTGCCGCGATAATCTCCGCTGAAGCTCGCTTGAGGCTGGTGGAACTCATCCGGTCCCTGGAACTGCAGCGAAGGATTGCCAAATGAATCCAGCGAAATATCCTCAACCGTCCCGGTGATTTCGAGCTCACCGAAATCAAACCGGCGCTTTGCTGCAGCCTCGTCCCCACTGAAGGCATTGGCCAACTCCAAAGCTGTCACCTTGATCGCGTTCTCCTCGAGCGGCACGATCTGATGCTCTGCCTCCGTCCTCAAGGGAGTTGCAATTTCATCGGCTTCGACGGTCGTTCTGTAAATCGCCAGGATCGCGAGTAACGTCAGAAGGGTCCAGCAGAACCCCGCGACTCTTACCCTTGTCGAGTAGCCCGCGCGAAGAAGAAACCACACGCACAGGATCGGAGCGAGCGCGATCCCGGCCCCGAGCAATACACCGATCCGGCGATGCTGCTTGGATCTGGTGGGCTGCCGCCCCCCAGCGGCCCGAATGTCGCTCATAGGATAGCCTTGCTTTCACAGTCTTGGTCTACCCTCTAGCATAGGCCGCTCGATATTGAAGCGAGCCCGTCACCGCCCACCATCACCGCATGGCAAAGCAGATCTCTTCGTACACCGCTTCGGGTCCGTGGATGCGGTACCGCTCCATTCGGGCGCCGAGTTCGGTTATCACGATCCGCTGCGCCGCCTCGAAGCGCTTGTCCGGAAACAGATACCAGCGCTCCACCGTCTCATCGGCATCGTCCATCGCGCCGAGCAGGACATAGTCCAGCTCGATCGCCGGCTTCCGGCTCATGCGCCAATAGGTCTCGCGCCGCCCGTGGACCTTTGTCGCCAGCGCCACGCCGACGATCGTTCGGCCATCGACGACCAGGACCTTCGTGCCCCGCACCATGTCCACCCGGGCGCCGTCACTACGAAGGCGCTCCCGAACCTCGTCGATCGTGCGCAGCGTCCTTTCCCGCAGATGCCGGCCGATCGAGCAATAGGACAGCTGCGACGGAAAATAGCCGGCGAGAGCATAGGCCTTTTCCAGGCTGAAGAACGCGTACTGACAGGTCTTCACGCTCGGCGTCGCGCGTGAAACCGCAATGATCGAACTGATCAGCATGTCATGCCGTTCGAGCAGTTCGCTCAGCCGTTTCAGCATCAGCCACGGAGAACGATATTCTCCGTCCGAGCGGGAGCCGCTATAGACCGAACCTTCGGCCGAAACTGCGCCCCCTGCGGGCGCCTACACTGACGGCGCCGAGCAGCGGGGGGAGGGTCTCATATGGACGTAGGACTCGTATTTACCGAATGAACACCTCATATGAGTTATTGAGGCCTTCACACTCAGGCTCGCGACATCTATGAGTGCATTTGAAGATGTGAGCGCAATGCGTACGCAGCTGGCAATGCTATGCCGCATGCCTACAGGACGGATAAATTGGCCGGAGATCGACATTGCCAACAACTGGAAACCGTTCACGGTGGTCCATCCAGGCACGCTTGGGCTCTTCAACGATAGTTCCGCATGGGAGTTCATCGCCGACCGACTGCAGGACGGCACCCATGTCCGCTATAAGCCGCCGTCCGCGGCCTACCCTGACCATGCGTACGAACTACTCGCGCAGCCACAGGATGGGTCCAAGCGTATCTACATGAAGGTTGCCATAAGGCCGGGTGTGAAAAAACTGATTGGGATCAGCTTCCACTATGAACGAAATTCTTGAGATGATGATCCAGGCTGCCACTGAGGAGGCAGCCGCTCGCACTTCCAACGGAAAGCCCTGCAGTTGCGAGGGCGCCAGTGAAGAGACGACAGTCTCCGAACGCGTTCCCATTGGGGAGCACGGCGACTACTTTGTGGTTGAGGTTCCGATTATACACTGCTTGGAGTGCGGCGTTCGCTTTCGCGACCACCGCGCGGAAAAGCTGCGACATGCCGCTGCCTGTAGGCACGAGGGCCTACTCACACCAGAAGAGATCAGGTCCATTAGGGAGAGCCTTGGCATGACGCGAAAGGCGTTCGCCGAAGCCTTTCGGATTCCACCTGCGTCTATGGAACGTTGGGAAAACGGAAAACTCATGCAGAACGGGAGCAGCGACATGCTTTTGCGGGCGCTGCAACTACCTGGCGTCGCGACCGCGTTGGACAAGCGCGTGAAAGTTACGCCTCGAGCGGATGCTAGCAACGTGATCTACGTTAATTTCGCCGCCTTGGCAGCCCGATCGCCCGCAGAGCAGCGGGACGCGATTAGACGCAGTAAGGCTTTTGATCTTCGAGCGCAGGCCTGACGTGTTCTGCGCAACTTTCTATAGCTACAAGGGTGGTGTGGGCCGGACTCTTGCATTGGCCAACGTTGCGGCAGCACTCGCGCAGAAGGGCCGGAGGGTTCTAGTCGTCGACTTCGACCTCGAAGCTCCGGGCCTCACCACGCTTCCGCCATTCGCCTCCGCCACCGATTGCAGGGGAGTCATCGACTTCGTCGGCGAATTTATCGTGTCCGGGAAGGCCCCTAACCCGCAGGATTTTATTCGCTCCTGTGAACTTGTGGACCACACGGATGACGATCCATCGCAGCCCCCGCGAACCTTCTCTATTGATGTCATGCCAGCAGGATCAGACGGAGATAGCGGCTATGCAAACCGGCTTGCCAGTATCGACTGGAATGACCTCTATCTCAACCGCGACGGCTTCCTTCTCATGGAGAATCTCCGCGCAGCTTGGGAGGATGCCGGTTACGACTATGTTCTGATCGACAGCCGAACAGGCCACACCGACGTTGGCGGCATTTGCACGAGACAGCTGCCGGACGCGGTCGTTGCCGTCTTCTTCCCAAACGAGCAGAATCTGGTTGGGCTCAAGCAGGTGATACAGAGCGTGCGCACAGCAGGCGCTCGACCTCGACCGATCGAACTCACCTTCGTGGCTTCCCGTGTTCCAAGGCTCGATGACGAGCACGGCCATCTGAAGCATTGGTTGGACCGATTTCAGTCAGAGCTGGATTATCCGGATGACCGCCTGACCCTCGTGCAGCATTACGACAGCCTGATGCTATTGAACCAAGCTTTGTTCGTGCTCGACCGACCGCGTACCGGCCTTTCTCAGCAATACAAGGCAGTTGCCGCGAGCATTGCGCGTCTGAATCCTGAGGACGCCGATGGTGCGCTGGACTACCTTGCAGCTCTCACAAAATCACGACTGGGGCCGAGATCTCGAGAAGCTGATATGGCGACCCGGTGGAACGATTTGCATTTGGATGCAATCGCCGGAAAGCATGCGACGGACGCCATGATACAGCTCGCACTAGCTCGCACCCATTATCGCGCAAGAAACTTGCTGAAAGTTATTGAGGCCTGCACTTTGGCGCTTTCGGCGGGAGGAAAGACGCGCACGAGCAGGGAGATACCAGCAACGCTGGATGCTAGCGCTCGTCAACTGCGACTAAAAGCACATGCTGAGCTTGGTCGAGCAGGAGAGGCAATTGATGACGCTAAAGAAATCCTAAAGGATAACAAAGCTACTTCAATCATGCTGGTGGACGCTGTCCTCGCCATCGCAAGTACTGAACCGGAGGCGCTAAAAGACCCGCTTCAGTTTCCGGCGCTCCAAGCGGCTGAACCGCGAACTTTGATAAAGCTCGCGATCCAACTGGCTGAATTTTCCACCATGTCGGAGGTGGCCGCGCAGTTGGCGGAGGAAGCCCTTCGGGATGGAAGAAAAGTCACAGAAGTTATCGGTCCCGACCAAACGGATGTCCAGTTGGTGCTAATTGCGGGTGGCCATTTTGAAGCCGCGGTTCGAGCGGCCCAACTGGCTGGCTGGGACAATGACATCCAAGTCATGTTCAACACCGCCATGGCCCATTGGGGGCAAAGTGGCCGTCCGGATCATGGGCAATTTCGCGCTCTCGCGCATCTCTTCGATGAGGAACAGCGTGAGAACAATCAGCCGAACTGGTATCAGTGCAACGCGCTCACCCGCGCTGTTCTCCGGGAATTCGATCTCATGGAGAAGGCGGCCACTCGAGCGCTGCAACTTCTGGCTCCTCTGAAGCGAAAGGAGTTTAGCTGCTGGAGCTACACGCAGGTGACCAAACCACAGTTCGAGGAACACGTCGCAGCCATCATCCGGTTCGGCCATGGTGAGGGACCACCGCCGGAAGTTTTCACTCGGGCACCAGCGCGCTTATAATTCTCTAGGATGGCTCTGGCCTGAAGGTTTCATCTAACTGAGCAGTGCCGGCATGATGACTGGAAGATCTGACCGATATCGTTAGAACCCGGAATCGGTTGCTTCTCTATACGTCATCCCACTCTATCTCGGCATACATTTCCGTTTCGACCAGACGAGCAAGTTCGCACTGTACTGGATAATTTTTCAATAGCTCCAGAGTTTCCAAATCCACGAGTTCATCCGGCCGGGTCTCGACGATTTTCTTTTCCATGCAGAAGGCTCTGCTAAACTCTCCTCGCAGATTTTTTGCAGTAATACTGACCGTGATTTCAAGAGGCTCGGCTGCGGCAGCCGGTACTACCACCCCCTCAAACTGGTAATGTTGTCTGCTTCGAAAATCCTCACAGGCCACCTCCATTTTCTGGCTTCGTCGCGCCTCAATATTTGTTTCGAACTCATGTCGACCAACACGATTCGGAATTTGCTGACGCATAAAATGGGGACTTGCATCATAATGCCGCAAATAGTCTGGTCGGGGAACCGGAGCGATTGGGCCGCTTAGGCGGAGCGCAACGATATTTCTATTTATCCAACCTTGGTTTGATCGGATGGATAAAACAAAATTATCGGCCCTAATATTTCCGCTATTAGAAACAACTATTTTTATTTTTCTTTGATTAAATAGACGTTCAATTTTCTCGTTGAAATCAGAAACGAATTCGGGAATTTTTTGTTCATAATACTTCCGATATTCGGCATCATAAGAGCTGTCTCTATCCTGCCCAATGCCAATACTTGATCCGAAACGAACACCGAACGCACCAAAATCATCACGTCCATTCGGCTGCTTAGGATTTCGTCTCCTTATAGCGTGTATAAGGTCTTCCGATTGGGCCGCATTCAAGGGCGCGACCCTGTAGATTTCCGCAGGAGAGCAGTCGGAGATTTCGATAGAGATGTTGAATGTTGGCTCGTCCTTCCTGAACTCGGCCAACTGTTGCTTAAGCCTCTGTATTTCCTTATCTTTTGGTCCCGGCTCCGATGCGCGCAGCCAATCGTCAGACGCTTGATACACAGGCAAGCCACGTCCACGGGCATAGACGAGTGGCTTGATATCGTGACTGATTAGAATGCGTTTTTCTGCTGCCGCGTTCCGTATATTGAGCGCCTCTGCTACGATCCTGCTGTCCCCATCGTCTGGGTCCAGTTCGTCGTAATCGCCCCAAGGAATTCGTGAGCACGTCGCCATTTCGAGTTCGACGCGCGGCCCACTTTCTCGCAGAATGATTGGCTGCCCACTGATTACAGATGGACCGATAAGGCGATTGAAGGCACGCGCATGAGGACCCAAGCGGCCGTCGCGCTTCTTCGCATCTATCTCCTCCATCGCTTTAGGCACGATCAGTACGCGGATTAAGCCATCTGCTTCCACCTCATCCCAAGGGAGATCGGTTAAGGGGCGACCTTCGAGCACAATGTTTGCGTCGAGGAAGGCAATCAATTCATCGGCTTTGTTGTCAGCGCTGCTCATCACCCAATTATTGGCTCGAGCGTCATTCCAAACAAGTCATGATCTCCATCTGTTTGTGCTCCGGGATCATACGAGCCAACAATCCGGATCGTTTTTGCACATGTGTGGAGGGGCCATGAGGCCACACAAAACGCCTGTGCGTAGAAGATGATGATCGATCGATGATCTCCAGATTTGACTCTTCCAACCGTCAGATGCCGCCCATCCAACCAACCCCCAACGCCTCCACCCGCGCGATCAGTATCGCGCGGGCGGCCGCCGCCAGCGTCTCGATCGACCATAGCCCGGCCTTGCCGGCGGCGTGCTTCACCCGGCGCCAGATGACCGGGTCGCGCACCGCGTCGAGGAAGTCATAGCCCTCCCAGGTCAGGCGGATGCAGAGCCAGGGCTGGCCGTCGCTCCGGTCGGGGAAATAGGTGCGCAGGAAGCCCTTCTCGACGAGCAGGCGGGTATGGAAATGAACCGCCTCGTCCGCATAGCCGGTGATGCGCGACAGGCTGAACACCTCGCAGCGCGGCTCGGCTTCGACGGACAGGAGGATCGTGCGGATCAGGTCGGAGTCGCGTCTCATGCGACCTTTGTTCTATTTTTGTTCCAACATTGAAAGTAGTTTCGAAAAGACTGATTGCTTTGGAGTTCACCCCTCCAGAATCAGCCTGACCGCCATCCACAGACACACCGCACTAGTCAGTGAAAGAAACACGATCATTCCCCAAAAGCTTTTCGGCTTTGTGTCTCGAGGATAGATGGACGTACGCACCTCATCTTCCCACTCAATCTCACCCGATCGCAGCCCCTTCCAAACCTCCCATGCACACCAAGCCGAGATAGCCAGGCTGCTGATCAATCCGGCTGCAAGATCCATCGTACCCCCGCCGCCGCCTGAGGGCTGACCTTGGCGGCGCCCAATTACACAAGCCTTACGCCCAATCGACCGCAGCCATGGGCCGATACCCTTAAAGACAAACAACGCGCACGCCCGGGCGTCCAAGCCTTGCAAAGCGTTCTGGACCGCACGATGCCATGCAAGCCCTTTAAACTCCTGCCTGAGACTATAGACGAAAATGATACGGAGGCTGACGCTGAAAAGCCCTGCGAGCAAGGCGCTGCCAATCTTGGGCCTGCTGGTCGTGCCGTGGATCCTCGCAACAGTACCGATCGCTCAGGCTAAACCCTCCGAAAAAGTTACGAAGTTCGGCTGTGCCAGCCCCCAGCATCACGACGGCGATGCGATCCGCTGCGGATCTAAAGGCCGGTCCATGCGGCTATACGGGATCGACGCGCCAGAGATGCCGGGCGCCTGCAGGCCAGGGCGCCAATGCACTCCCGGAGACCCGATTGCGGCGCGCGATCATCTGCGGGCCCTGACCGCAGGCAAGTCCGTCGTCTGTCAGCAGGTCGACCAGGATCGCTATGGCCGGAAGATCGTTCGCTGCACTGCCGACGGCGTTGATCTATCCTGCAGCATGGTGCGGGATGGCTACGCGGTTGAGCGGTACGGTAGGCTGAATTGCGCTCGCTAATCAGTGAGTGGGAGTGAAGCCAGAAACTGGCTCATGTAACCGAGTTGAGCCGGGGTCATTCGCCGCGCAAGGCGCAGGAGTTCCGCCTCGCTAGGCTCGATACATGCCTCAGCACGCTGTCCGGCGACCACGTATAGGAGATCGACCCCGTTTTCTGACAACGAGAGCAGATACGCCAAATCGGGCGCACCGGCTCCTGTTTCGTACCGGTTCTGCGTGTTGAGACTCACGCCCCCTAAGGCGGCAAAATCTGCCTGGTTGAGCCCGAGGCGCGCTCGCTCCTCGCGCAGACGAGCGCCTGCTTCCCTAATTTTGGTGGATTGATCTTGACTCTTCGCCAAAATTAGTGATCTCTGCGCCCGAATGTCACCAGTTGTGGGTAATGACACATGCAGCCCGATTCGGTCGCATCGAAAGCGTTGCGCGCTGACAAGAATGTCATTGTCGGATTCGATCCCGATCGCGTCATCGCCGCGCGGCGGAAGCTGTCCGCCATGGGCATCAGCATGCGTGAGTTCGCCGATCGCAATGGCTATCCCTATCCCCTCGTCCGTCAGATCATGGCCGGGCAGAAACGGTGCCTGCGTGGCAAGTCGCACCGTATCGCCGTTCACCTGGGCCTGAAGGACGCATAGGTGCCGCATGGGGGCTGATCTCCGCTACTGGGGCTTGTCCTGCGTAATCGCCGCAATGCGCGCCGTCGCTTCCAATTGCGCGCGCCTTGTGGATGCCCACGCCCTTTCTCATTTCGCCATCGTCGCTCGTCCGAATCCGGCGGCGATCGCCCGGCAGGTGCCCCAACCTCCCATTACCTGCCGGGCCCCCTTTCGCGGCGCGGCCGCATGACGAAGCTCCGTCCCCCTCTGTCCTTCGAACAGGCGATGAACCGCATCGCCGGCCTGTTGGGCTGGGATGGCATGGCGGGCGCGCTCGGCCTCACCGAGTCCGCCTGCCGGAAGAAGGGCGATCCCGACTGCCCCGGGTCGCTCAGCTATGAGGAAGCCTTCACGCTCGACAGTGCCTATGCGGCCGCCGGCGGCGAAGGCTTTCCTCTGCACGATGCCTATGCGCTGCGCCTCAGCCTGTCGATCGAGGAACGCGCGGCATGCGAACGCGACCTTGTCCGCGCCGTCGGCCGGGTCGCCAAGGAAACGGGCGAGGCGGTCGATGCCCTTCTCGCCGCCAGCGATTCGAGGGCCGACCGGTACACGCGCGAAACTGCCACGCGCGAGGCCGAGGAAGCGATCCAGGCTCTCACCGGCGCAGTGCGCAGGATCGGCGGCGGGCCGATCGGGCTGCAGGACCAGGAGGCAGCGTCATGAACAGGGACTATCAACGAAAACAGCGCGGGCTGAAGATGGAATGCCCGCACTGCGCGGAGCCGTCGAACGTCCGCACCAGCAAGACGGTCACCCCCACCTATCGCGAATTCTATTATCAGTGCCCGAATATCGATTGCGGCCACACATGGAAGGCCGCGCTCTCCTTCATCCACACCATCTCGCCCAGCGCCTGTCCGCGCATGGGGCTTGAGCTGCCCGTCGCCCCGCCGCATCCGCCCGCCAATGATCGCGGACCGCGCACCCGGCCGGTGACGCCGCGCGACAACGCCAATGACGACAGCCTGCGCGACAGCGCCTCGGCCGCCATGCGCGCCTCGCCCGGCTGATCCTGCGGCCCGCGCCGCGCCCTAGCCCCTCACCATCCGATCATCGCGAGGCCCGCCGACCCTTCGGCCGGGATCGCCTTTCTGTTGCCTGAAAGGATTGCACCATGTCCTCTTCGTCGACGACACCCCCGATCACCGCCGGCACCTATCTGCGCCTGCGGCGCGAGGCACAGGGCCTGTCGCTCGAGGAGATCACGGCGGGCTGCGCCCTGCCCGCCAACCGCGCCGCCTTCCTGCACCGCCTGCACGAGATCGAGGGCGATCGCGACGTGGCCACCGGCCACACCCTTGCAGCGCTGCGCGACTGCTTCGCCTTCAGCACCGCCATCTATGCGAACCTCGTCGCCGGCGTGCCTGCCGGCGCCGCCCTTTGCCGCGCCTGCGCCTGCAGCTGGAACGATCCCTGCGGTTCGGGCGCGCATGCCTGCCATTGGGTCGAGCCTGATCTCTGCTCGCGCTGCGCGGCCGGCTCTCGCGCGGAGAAGCGGGCCGAACCGGCCTTCACCCTGCGCGCCAGCGATCCGCACGCGATCGCCCTGCTGTCGATCCTCGCCTATCTCCGCCTGGGGGAGGACGATGCCGCCCGCCGGGAACTGGAAAGCGTGATCGCCGACGGCGCCCGCCGCCGCGCTGGTTGCGCCGCCGATCAGCGCGCTGGGCAGGATCTCGCCGCGCTCGCCCTCGACATGACCGAATGGAGCGGCCGCAACCGTGCCGCCGGGCGGGTCGCCCATGCGTGAAGCCTTGCTCTGCACCTGCGCCGAATGCTGCGCCTCGGCCGCACGCTTCCCGCGCGATCCGATCCAGCTGCCGCTGATTTCAGGCGGGCCCGTGGCCTGCGGGCCCGCCCTTCCTCAACTCGACAGGACCGCGGCTGCCTCCGCGATCCTGGGCGACCCGAAGCCGCACCGTCGAGGACGAACGCCCGCGGCTCCCCAAACCGGAGGCGTCCGATGACCATTATCGCCGTTCCGCTCTCGAAACTGCAAGTCTCCCCGCTCAACGTCCGTATCAATCAGGAGGACGCTGAAAGCACCGACGCGCTCGAGGCGTCGATCCTCGCCCATGGTCTGCTCGAGCCGATGATCGGCCATCCTGTCGCCGATCGGCCGGGCGATTATGCGATCTTCGCCGGCGGCCGTCGCCTGCGCGCGCTTCGCAACCTCGCCGATCGCGGCGAACTGCCCGCCGGCTTCACCGCCGAAATCATCGTCCGCGACCTGAGCGACGAGCAGATCACCGAGGCCAGCACCGCCGAAAATTATCTGCGTCGCGACCTGCGCGAATATGAACTCTACCGCGCCTTTGCGACCGCGCAGCGACAGGGCATCTCGCGCGAGGATCTCGCCCGCCATTTCGGGCAGCGGCAGATCGTCGTCGATCAGATCCTCCGACTGGGCAATCTCCACCCGCTGATCTTCGACGAGCTGGCCGCCGGGCGCCTGACCGATGAATGCGCGCGCGCCTTTGCTGCGACCGAGGACCAGGAGCTGCAGCTCGCCATCTTCTCCGGCCTGCGCCAGAAGCGCCTCGGCCTGCATCCGGTGGAGATCCGCCAGGCGCTCAAGGTCCGCGATCGGGACGACGAGCCCAGGCTGCTATTCGTCGGCCGGGACGCCTATGAAGCGGCCGGCGGCTATTTCGAGCTCGACCTGTTCGACGAGACCGGAAGCTCGGGCCGCGTCGCCAATCCCGAGATCCTGCTCCGCCTCTACGAAGAGAAGCTCGCCGCGACCCGCGAGCGCTACCTCGCCTCGGCCAACCGCGAGTTCCGCTTCGTCGACGCGCGGCCGACCACCGGCGGCCAATATGGCTATGTCGACTATCAGCTCCAGATAGAGGCCCGCCTCTCGCCGCTGTCCCCGGAGGACAAGGCACGTCGGGAAGCGCTCGTCGCGACAAAGACCGCGCTGGAGGATCAGGCACGCGCCCTGCTCCTGGATGACGCAGGCGAACGGCTTCCCGGCCTCGAGGCCGAGGAGGCGGATCTGGACGCGCGCTATGACGCGATCGAGGCCGAGCTCGCGGCGATCGACGCCACCCGCCGCTACCAGCTGCCACGCAAGGGCGACATCGTTGCCGTGCTCGAGGTCGATCGCGCGGGCGTCGCCGGCATCACTTTCTGGTACCCGAGCAAAGCCGCGAAGAAGGAAGCGACCGCCGGGAAGAAGGATCCTGCCATCGCCGAGGGCGGCGCAGCCAATGGCGACTGTGGAGCGACCCGGGCGGCGAATGCGCGCGCACGGGACGAGCTCGGCGTCAACGCCAACGGCATCGAGGTCGCCCGCTCGCTTCGCCGCAGCCTGCTGCGCGCCATATTGATCGAGGATGCCCAACGCGGCGGCGATGTCGCCCGCGACTATCTCGTCTGGTCGCAGCTGCGCGCCGCCGTCTTCGATTTCGGCCGCACCGTCGACACCGGCGCCTTCACCATCTCGGCCGGCATGTACGACAGCACCGCCGACCCCGTCGCGAACCTGCCCTTCCTGAAAGATTGCCGGGCCAGCGAAGTCTGGGACGAGGCCGTTGCCTTCCTCAAGGAACAGAGCTTCATCACCTCGAAGAATCTCGGCGGCGCCTTCATCGACTTCCAGGCCGCAGACCCGCACGTGAAGATGCTCGCGGCCGCCGTCGTCGCCGGCATCTCGCTCAAACGCTCGGTCAACGCCGATGGCTATCGCATCGAGGTCCACGACGTCGTCGCGAACGCGACCTGTCGCTCTTACCCCGAGGCCCTGCGCGAGCTCTGGACGCCCACCACCGCCTTCGTCGATCTGCTGCCGAAGGCTAAGCGCCTCGAGCAGATCGCCGACATGGTCGATGCCAAGACCTTCGCCGCATGGGGCAAGCGCAAGGCCGCAGAGATCAGCGATCTGGTCGTGAAGGTGATGACCGGGCGGTCTCCCTCGCTGAAGGCTGGCGCCGTGTCGAAGGCGAAGGCATGGGTCCACCCGCTCCTGACCTTCGGCCGTCCCGACGTGCTAGAGGCCAGCGTCGCGGAGCGCGAAGCCGCATGACCGCGCTCCTGCTTATCTGGGTCGCCGCCGGCAGCCTGGTCATGGCGTGGGAAGTGGCGCAGATCTGGCGCGACGGCTCCGATCTCGCCACCGTCTGCCGCGCGAGCCGCGCCGAAGCCCGTCTCGCCGGCAACCCGCGCATGGGGGCCATCCTCGGCAACCGCCTCGCCGTCATCGCGATCGTCGTCCTGATCTGGCCCCTGCCGCTCTGGCAGCGCCTGCGGGCGCACGCGCGATGATCGGCCGGCCACATCCCCCGTCCTTCCGATTGTCGGAGCTCCGCCATGGGAGACTTTGAAACATCGCTGCACGATCGCGCCGCCGCCGCCCGCGCCTCCGCTGGCGTCGTCGGCCTCGATCGCAAGCTCAGCCGCGCAGTCGAGCTGGGCAAGGGCATTCGCCTTGAGGCGTGCGACCTCGACCTGCTGGTCGGCATGGGCCTGATCGGCTTGGTGCATCAGGCGAAGGCTCAATATCTGAAGGAACAATCTGCATGTCGGGACGCGAAAAGGCGCTCTATGTCCGGGGCAAATATTGGCTCGACTGGGACACGAAGGCCGACGGCACCAGGCGAAGCCCCTGCCTCACCATCTTCTGGTACGACGAGGCAAAGCGACGTGTCTGCAGCGCTTCGACGCGCACGGCGGATCTGACGCTGGCGGAGAAGGCGCTCGATCGCCGTTTCCTCGCCGATCGGGGCGAAAGCAACGCCTATTGCGAGGCTTGCGGGCAGCCTCTTGCTCGCGCGGCCGAATATCTGCTGACCGACGCGATCGCGGACTATCGCACCGAATGGGGCGATCTGCAGAGCTCGGCCGATTCTATCCGGGCCCGGCTCTCCCACGTCGTCAATTTCCTCGAGCAGGACCGCGAAGGCCCTGGCCTCGCCACCAGCTGCGCCGAAGCTGCCACGACGCCATTCATCCGGCGCTTCCGCGCCTGGTCGCAGGCCGAGCCGGTCACATGGAAGAACGGCAAGGGCGAGGTGACGGTCTCGCGGCCGCGCGCGCCGTCCACCACCGAGGAGTCCGTCGTTCAGCTCATGGCGGCGCTCAACCACGCCTGCGACGCGGATCCGCCGCGATCGACAATGCGGCCCACCTACAGCGCGATCGGACGGAAGAAAGTCAGCCCCCGGCGCAAGCACCGGATCAGCGACGTCGGCATCCTCGCCGCGATGCTCGAATATGCGAAGGACAATCGCAGGCGCCGGCCGCTCCACGCCTTTCTGGTCGCCTCGCTCTGCACCATCGCTCGCCCCGACGCGATCGTCGACATCTCCACCGATCCCGCGCGCCGCCAATGGCACCCGGGTTCGCCGACCATCGACCTCAACCCGGCCGGGCGGATCCAGACGAAGAAATACAGGCCCATGCTGCCGGTGCTCGAGCCGCTCGCCGCCTGGCTGGATATCACCCTGCGCATGACCGCTCCCGCCGACGAGGCGCTACGCCGCGATCGGACCGGTGGCTGGCTGGTCAACTATTACGGCCGCCCCGTCCAAAACGTCGAAAGCGCGTGGGACGCGATGCTGGTCGAGCTGGGCCTCCCCCGCGACCGCGAATGGAAGCCCTACATCCTGCGCCACAGCCTCGCCCAGCTATGCCGCGCGGCCGGCGTCGTGAAGTGGGACCTGCAGGGTTTCATGGGTCACGTCGACGCCGGACAGACCGAAACCTACGCCCCGGGCGGCGAATTCGCCTCCGTCACGAGCGCTCTGAATCGCCTGCTCGAATCCATCGACACCCTCCGCCCGGGCGCCCTCCACCGGAGCGCCACCGGACCGGCCCTAAAGACCGGAACCAAGGAGGCTGAAAAAATGACGTAAAAACAAGGTACAGAGTGGTGGGCGCAGCAGGGTTTGAACCTGCGACCCCTGCGGTGTGAACACAGTGCTCTACCACTGAGCTATGCGCCCACTCTGCGTCGTTCGGTACGGTGTATATCCGCCGATGGCGACGCGGATAGGGTGGGACGCGGGCGCTGTCCAGCCAAAAAAAGCGAAGGCCGCTCGCGCGAATAGCCACGCGGCGGCCCTGCCCCCAAGGTGCCCGTCGTAAAGTGGGCGCCTAAATCAGTTAACCGCGTCCTTGAGCCCCTTGCCCGGCTTGAACTTTGGCTGGCTCGACGCATCGATCTGCATCGGCTCGCCCGTCCGCGGATTGCGACCGGTCGAGGCCTTGCGCTTGGTCACGGAGAAGGTCCCGAAACCGACCAGCCGGACCTCGTCGCCATTTTTGAGCTGCGCGGTAATCGAGTCGAACACGGCCTCGACCGCCTTGGTGGCATCGTTCTTGGTCATGCCGGTGGCCTCGGCAACTGTGCCGATAAGCTCCTGTTTATTCATGCCTTCGTCCCCTACCTGTCTCTCTTTGATGCCAGAACGCTCGCGCCCCGGCGGCGGCGCCCGGCTCGACTCCGCAACGCCGATGCTGCAACAATGGCGACATCTCCGCAAGGGTCTGAAAAGGCCGACAAGCGCAGTGTTTCAGGGCTTTGGCGTCGCTTGCAGTTGCGCCCGCGCATAGCGTTCGAAATCGGGATCGAGCAGCGGCGGCTCCAGCGGCACAACGCGTTCCAGGCGTTCGGCAATATGGTTGAGCACGGCGATCCGCGCCGCCTTTTTGTCATTGGCGTCGAATATAGCCCAGGGTGCCCAACGCGTGTCTGTTTCCCGGAACATCTCCGTCATGGCCGCGACATAATCGGCGCGTCGCGCCCGGTTACGAAAATCCTCGGGAGTTACCTTCCACCGTTTCCAAGGATGGTCGAGCCGATCCGCTAGGCGCCGGTCCTGTTCCGCCTGAGTCACATGAAGGAAGATCTTGATGATCGTGACGCCGTCGGTCTGCTGCTGCGCTTCGAACTCGTTGATCTCGTCATAGCCCCGTCGCCAAGCCCGTTCGTCGGCATAGGCTTCGACCCGCTCGACCAGCACGCGCCCGTACCAGGTGCGGTCGAAAATCGCGATCCGTCCCTTGCCCGGCAACTTCTGCCAGAAGCGCCAGAGAAAGTGCCGGCCGCGCTCTTCGTCGGTCGGCGCGCCGATCGGCCACACGCGAAAATGCCGGGGGTCCCATCCGCTGGTCAGCCGCTGGATCGCGCCACCCTTGCCGGCCGCGTCCCATCCCTCGAACAGGATCATGGTCCGCAGGTTGCACACGACATGCGCGACATGCAGCCGGCCCAGGCGCTTCTGCACCTCCGCCAACGCGGCCTCATAGTCGCCGTTGAAGGGTTCACCCTTCTCATAGTTAGCAAGATCGACTGCCAAGCGTCACCACTCCACCCGACCCGATCCCATGATCGTCGGGACAGGATGGTTTAATCGCAGGAGTCGGTAAACAGTTTCCCTACCGTCCAGCTATGGGACAGATCACAGGCAGATCGATAGCGGCGACAAGAGGGGGAAAGCGGGTCGCCCTCCCCCTTCATCCTCAGGACTTTTGCGGCTCGACCACACGGATGTTGAGTTCGCGCAATTGCTTCAGGCTGACCTGCGACGGGGCCCCCATCATCAGGTCCTCGGCCTTCTGGTTCATCGGGAAGAGCACGAC